CGTCATAATCATCTGATATCTTGTTGAGTCTTAAGAATATAGGCTTCATCATTATTCCTCCATCTGCGTCAATTGCCCGCATATCTCGTTGTACAGCCGCAATGCCGTGCGTGCTGCCTCGTCAGGGTCCGCGTGGTAGACCTTGATGGTCGGCTTGGGGATGCCCTTGCTGTCCGTCGTAATCTCGACCGAACTGTACGGGGCTGGTTGCGTTTCGACGTATAGCGGGTTAGTGTTCATCGATTGCCTTTCTCCCTGTACCATTACACTTGCGGCAATCTCCGATCCATCCACCATCCCCCGCAGCATCTGGCGGGTCGCCATCCTCACCGCTCCCGTGGCAGTTATCGCAGATGCCGCTCATTTGCATAAGACGAGTGGTATACTTATGCAAATCATCCTCGTCTAGCTCGTAATCGTGAATCAACTGGGCGATGCGATAGGCCTCATAACGGAACACAGATTCATTTGTTACAGCGAGACGGATAAATTCGTTTTCTGATATGTCTTGTCTCATAATAACCTCCCTCTATGAAGACTTATAATATCGCGTTTAAAACAAAAGATATATTAGGGTCAACGCCTAAATTCCCCTTCCCACTCATCTCCGCTATTTTGAGCATTCGTGCAGCGCATATCATAACCTTACTTCCACTCGGAAGAGACTTTAGTGCATCCATGTTAGCACTCCTATGACCTAATAAACGGCATAAATCGCGGACCGCAGATTCTGCATTTACATACAGAGAATCGCAATGGTCCCCAGATAAATCTCTTGAAAATTCGAAAGCCCATTGGAAGTCAAAATGCGTAGCCAGCATTCTAATTACAGAACTTCCAAAGTTATCTTGAAGCCAACTATAGAGACGGCAGGCTATATCGTGATCATTTTCTTCCCAGTCCATATCTGTGTTCCTTATCGCGGGGCCTCTCGACCCCGCCGTGTGTTTACCAAGCCTCTGCTTCTGCTCTTGTCAGAAAAAAGTGTATCCCTGGCGCACAATCGATACGAATATCATCATCATACGCATGCGGATATACCCAATTTCCAGGCGAATAAATAGTCTTGCCGTATTCATTTTCGACTACGACATCCCCACCTGTCTCAGTCCATTCGCAAAATGCAAATTCTGCGCGGCATTTTTTGTTGATCAGACAACTATTGCGCTTTGCCCTGTATGGGATGCGTAGCCGTACTAAAACGCCATTTTTCTTACCCCACACCTGGAGGTCGCCATCTGGGAGCCCAGCCCCAGACAGGTCAGCCCCAGACAGGTCAGCCCCAGACAGGTCAGCCCCAGACAGGTCAGCCCCAGACAGGTTAGCCCTATACAGGTTAGCCCCAGACAGGTCAGCCCTATACAGGTCAGCCCCAGACAGGTCAGCCCCAGACAGGTTAGCCCCAGACAGGTCAGCCCCAGACAGGTCAGCCCTATACAGGTCAGCCCCAGACAGGTTAGCCCTATACAGGTTAGCCCCAGACTTTACAGCTTGCCCTACGCATTCTTTCTGACTACTGCACTCATACTCGAAAAGTAGTTCGCCGAAGATGGATTTAATCTGAAACATAACTTTGGTATCGCTCATAGTTGCCTCCATATCGCGGGGCCTCTCGACCCCGCCCGTGGTTTACGCTGCCAAGTGTGGGTAAATCTGCGCCCATCGCCGATCAGTGATCGCATCGCATTGCTCGCGTGCCGCACGCTCAGCAACCATTCTCGCCTCTCTCCTGCTGCACGCTTCTTCGATCACACGCAGCTCATTTGGCGTTGCCGCGCAGACCAACTCAGCCCAGACATCATCCGCGAGGTCTTTGACATAGATCGCGTCAAACTCCCTGCCATCATCGATGCACTTACGGGCAATGCTCGCGATTGCAATGGCTTGGCCGATAGGGTCGTGTTTGGCATTGCGGCGTTGGCGTCCAAGAGATTGAGCGTGTCGGAGGTCGGCGTTGCGGGTCGGTTTGGATTGTGCTATCATGGCTCGATCCTTATGGTTCAGGGTCTTCTGATAGCCCGGTTCATTACTTGGCGGTAGGGTGCCGGGCTATCGGCTATTAGAGATTGTCGTCTGTTACGTTCAGCAGCATCATCATAGTTAGCGTGCAATACTCCTGCATCTCCTCTGCATCCTCTAGATCATACAGCCTACCATTGTACACTGCGAATCTCATTGGATCAGCATATTCTAGTGTGATTCTCGGCTGCATCTCATCTACTCCTTGACTTAGAGTTTACTGCTTTACCATCTCGCTTTCAATAGATATGTCACTCAAGAATACACTTTTGGACTATATTTTTTAACTTTTTCTGCTTTTTCTCTGATAATCTTCGCGGCGTTCTCAAATGATGTAGTGTATACGGGCTTACCGTCTATCTCGCCATCAGTATCGCAGTAGTGAAATACAGAGCATCGGCAATTGCGGAACAGATATATTCTAGCTGCAACCTGCCTGCCACAGTTGTATATGTGCCGCATGGGCGTCTTGTGCCTCGGGCATCTGCCATCGCTCGCAATCCAACTCGCGTCTAGCTTCTTCTGTATCATGATGCATCTCCAGTGAGCGAGGGGTCCGTAGACCCCCTTCAGTTTACTCACAGCAAGCCAGTGCGTTGCTCAATTCGCCACTCGCGAATCCCGCCGTGTAGACCTTAACAAAATTGGCCTTGGCGCGACGCGCTTGGCGATAGGGCTTGACAAGGTGGCGTTCCCAGAACCCGCCCTTGCCGCAGCCGAGAAATGCCTGCACGGCCTTCGCTTCGGCAATACTCAGCGTCCAGGCATGGGTCTCAATGGCGATGTTGCCAGGGTACAATATTTCGCAAGAAGCCATGATGCGTCTCCTTTGGGTGCCTGCCTCGTTCGCTCTATCTGAATATAACTATACGTCAAATAGACCGTGGCGTCAATCTATTTTTGACGCTTATTTGACTTTTTATCTGATAAAACGTAAAATATATGCGTATTCCAAAATTGAAAGGGGGTGATAATTTTGACGTTGGGCGATAAGGTAAAAGCACTTAGGACGCAAATGGGGTGGACTCGTGCCCAACTCGAACGGGCTTCTGGAGTGCAGTACAACACAATCAAACGCCTTGAAGATGGGTTGCATATCACAATCCGTTTTCATGAGGGGTTGCGATTAGCTCGATCTCTGGGCGTGACGGCCGAGAAGTTAATGGAAGGGGTAGACGAGGAAAAACCAAAGAAGAAGAACCCCGAAAAATGACGCGCATACTAAAAGCCTGGGGTCCTGCAAGGAATATAGTCAATGACTGAGTCAGATTTCTGGAAAAAAGTTAAGATGTGCGAACACGGAGACGATTGCAGAAAATGCTGCTGGGAATCTATGGGTCTCGATGCAAGAAAAGCGCATGAATATAGTTCAGGGGCGATATTGTTAGGTAGAGAGTTCTATGTATGCCACAGATGCGACAACCCGCCATGCTGCAATCCAAATCATCTATGGATAGGCACATGCAGAGATAATCAAAGAGATAGATCGTTAAAGCTCAGAGCCCGGAAGGGATGGAAACAGATAAGAGAATATTCCGGAGATGCCTATCCAAGCGGGTTTAGAAGTTTTTCTGTAAAAGGATGGATATCACCGGATGGAGTATTCTACAAGAGTGGTAACATTGTCTATTCATAAGCCTACAACGAAGCGCAGCGCCAAATCCCGCTAGGGCTAGAGTCGGGCACGGGGTACCGGCGTATCACAGCGAGATAATCAATCACATAGGGAGATGAGAGTATGAAAACAAAATCATCCGCCAGCTCGAAACCTCAACCCCAGACTACAGGGTTACCCAAGCGCGTACTCACAGAGCGAGAAGCGGCATCGTATATCAGCATGAGCCGTTCGTTCCTTCGCCAATCTCGGCTGAAGGTTCCGCGCCAAAACATGTCGCCAGGGCCGACGTTCGTCAAACTCGGTCGCTCTGTGCGGTACTTGATCGAGGATTTAGACGCCTGGCTTATGAAATATCGGGAGAATGTATAGGAGCTATCGCTATGACGAAATATTACTATGGCCATTGGTCCATCAAAGTCGCTGACCGACTCGAAAACCTGACGCGATTAGAGCCAGGATGGGACGGGCACCAAGGCAAACCCGTTGCCCCTGAATTTGCGAGGGATATGTTGCATATGCTAGGCATGCCCATATTCCGCGAGATGCCGGAGCCCTCGATTGTGCCAGAGCCAGATGGTAGCGTCACGGTCTGGTGGCATGCGCTCGATTACGATCTGGGGATAAATATCAACAGCTTAGGCATGGGCACTGCATATAAAACGCCGCAGAATCCTGATGGATTTGAGGTCTATTGGTGCGCTAAAGATGTGATCGAACGCGTCATGCTGTTCCTCTCAGCCCTCAAGTCAGAGCATATGCCGTATTTCTTCGGGCTGATGGAAGGGCCATATAGCCTCTCTGATCTCCAAATCATGGCCGTTATGTTTCGAGTTGGCATTGACACAGGCTACGTTGACCACATGCTAGAGTACAGTGAGGAGCCGCCATGGAATACCCAGAGCTAAGATATTGGCGTCTTATGCATAAAACACATCTCTATGGATCAGGATGCGACCGCATCGCATTAACAAACATAAATGGACTTATGCGTGTCTATGTCTATACGGATGGGAATATGATGATCACTCATCGCCCTGATATAACGAGATCATCCGAGCTAGAGGAAGGCGATGAGTGCGGAACTTCTTTCGCTGGCCCTGAACTAGATGAGCTAATACGGGTTAGGGCTGAGATGATGGCGGAATATGAAGGGAGGAAGGCCCTCGATGAAATGTAATGTAGTCGGCTGTGACAGGCCACCTCGTACCATTGTCGAGATATCCATATGGACTGAAGATATGGCATTTGAGGATGGCAAGGTGAGGGGAACTCTTTGCTTTGCCTGCCTAAACAGAATCGTTGACACTGGCGAGATCGTAGACTGTGTGCCTTGTGAATGGGTGAAGTACAAAGCAATAACTGGCACATCAGAAGGAGAATAGCCCATGTCAAACAACATCGAATCGACCTGCATTTTATCTGGGTATCTCTATATACATGTTGATGATGTAGATAAGTGGCATGAAAACAAAGACGCCAGGATATATTTCCCTGAATTCTGCTTTCTTCGTGGTGACGATCTCAGCGAGCCAGGCCAGGATGGTCTATGCCAAATATATACATTCTCGTGGCACGGGCTATACTCGGAATATGCATACCGCAATTTTTTGTCGCTTGTTATTTCGGACATAAAAGGTGAGGCGTATGTCCTGATCAAATGGGACGGCGGGCAGATTGGGGCTCTACACATCAAAGACGGCAAAGCGACAGAGCATGAGGTCACGATTACGCTGGCAGAGGAAGGCGAACCCCTAGAGTCATCTTTATAGGAAAATAACCCATGTCCGACTACATTGATTGTACGGAAATTATATCTGGTTCGCTGTCTATCCATATCGATGCCGTCAACAAGTGGCGTGCAGGCAGAGATGATGGCGGAATATGAAGGAGAGCGCAAATAATGGATAACGCAGGGCTAGTGTATTGGCGCATAGATGAAGACATGATGGTCTCCAACTCAGACGGTTCGAGATTCAGAAAGGTCAAGTTAGCTCTCAAGGTCGATGGAAGATGCCACGCTGGGGTAGCGTCAGATGGAGCCGTCTATTTCTGCTCTGATTATTTCTATATGGGTAAATCCGCGCCATTCATTATCGGAGTAGCAGAGCTGGACGAGATCGTGCGATTCAGGGACGAATTGAGACTAGATGAGCTGATGCGGTTTAGGGCCGAGATGATGGAGAATAGCAATGGTATATGATATACAAGATGCTGTTACGTTGCTCAAAACAGGACGTATCACATGCTTGAAACGAGGATATCATGTCTATGATGGGCAACAAGAGTATTGGCTACATAAATGCGTAGATTGCGATTATCTTGATTACCAAGGAGAACCACTTGATAGACAGCGCCCATATAGTGAAGCTGAAAAGGGATCTATTAAGAAAATAGCAAGGCTTATATTCATCGCAAAAATGGCATTTCGAATTTTGAAGACATCGTATTGGATATCCATATTTTACATAGGGTATCGCGTAATTATGCTTTTTACAAAATGAGTAATCTTCAATGAAATGTAACGCACGCGACTGCGACAGACCACCTCGTACTATCGTCGAGATATCCGTATGGACTGAGGATATGGCATTTGAGGAGGGCAAAGTGCGGGTGGCTCTCTGTTTTGCCTGCCTGAACAGGATCGTTGATACTGGCGAGATCGTAGATTGCATGCCATGCGAATGCGAGACGTGCAGGGCAATAGCAGGTGTATCAGAAGGAGAATAGCCCATGCCAGTCATCCACGCCGTTCTCAATTTCCACGGCATGATCAAGGTCGTACCCTACGAGGACTATATGTCTATAGGCTTTGCAGCGCCACTTAAACTAGGGGTGCGGATGGTGCCCATCTCGCCTAATCATCCTGACGCGCCGTCTTCGATGAATCAGATTAGGTATACCTTGGTCGGTAGATCGTCTAACTATGTCTATTTCGAGGGTGAGGTATATTGATGCTGATCAAACTGCAATCCCTAATCCCCACCTACCCCATCGTGTTGGAAACGTTTGCGCCACGGCTCCATCCGTGGGTGTTGGCGCGCATCGAGCAAGAACGGTGCGATTCTGCTAGAAACAAGGCAGAATTTGACGACACGATGGGCGTATTGCTTGATCAGACCTATAAAGCCATACGCAGGACGCATCAAGAGTCTGGCGTATTGGCGCATATAGAAAATAAGAAACGAGAGATAAAAAACGAGAAATTCAACGCGATGGTCAAAAATGCAGTCAAACAGGGCCACCGGCAGAAAGCCTACGAGTGCATGAGCATTCTGAACGAGACGGGCTTGAAATTCCCTAGCGAGGCTCGTGCTCATGTTTCCTTGGGCGGCACAGACGGCGATGAATACGCCGTATACTTTGAGGCGCAGAACGTAATTGACGTCCTCGGGCCTAATAAGCCTATCACGCAAGTGTTGCAGCGGTGGGATGATATCGTTGTGGAAACGAGAGGAGAATAGGCATGTCCGGCGGAGTTTACCGCTCAATGTATGACTATCTCGCCAATAGCGGATGGGGCACAGTTGGGACAGACGATGATGGCAATACATATCTGGCTATGGACCTTGACGAGCACGATTGCCGATTCGTTGTCAAAGCCTGCTATGAGGGGGTTATGAAATCCCTCATAAAGTACTACGATGTGCAGTCATACATAGAAGGAGACACTGTTTATCCTATCAATTCACTGACAATAAACGGGATGATGGGTTCTGCATACAAACTAGTCAAAATATATCGGTACCTACTGATAGATAATAATTGGATAAAAATGGATGAATGGAATTTTAGCGGAGACGGCAGCAACGTGACACTCAATGCTATAGGCGTATCAGAAGAATCACCAACGAGAGCCGGGCACGAAGCAGACTCGGTCATTCGCGAGGTCGAGACCCACGAGACGCTAGACGAAATATTCGCGCGGTGGGATACCCTGATGAATGAGGTGCGGAACGATGGATAGGAACGACATCCCCAACGACGACATCACCAACAACTTAGAGGCTCTGCGAAGGATACTAGACGATATGGACCATATGTCACCTCAAGACTTCCGGGATTTGATGGTAGATGCTCTGCAAGGAGTAAGGCCGATACAAGAATATAGCCACGAGACAGAGGAAGGGCAGATGGTGGATAGTGACGGTGATTCTTTCCAATCGGTAGAGTTTAGTGGTAGCCGAGAACATTCTCGACTAGATTGGCCCCATACTTACCCAGGAGAACGCACGCTATGGAAGACAAATTTGCCCACATCCGGCAATTAGGCGGCGCACAGTACCAAGCGTTCTTGGATGCGGGGTATAAAGACTATTTCAATCTCGATGTGAATCTGATCCAAAAGCCCATATATGACAATGGATTACGCTTATTTTTCATCAGCATACGCCTGCATAATTGGGGCGAATTGGTCTATGAGGTCAAGTGCGATTTTAATGTCACGGGCAGCACCAAACCCATGTTTAGCGTCTCGTTGCCTTGCACGAATCGGCTAACTATGGCACCCGACGAGATTGAGGCGTTCTTCCGGCGCGTCTACGAGCGAATGGAGTGCTCGCCATACGGGAACGACTGAATAGCACCGGATTCTCTCGGAAACGGTGGTATATAGAGGAGGCAGAAATGCAGAACAACGCGGCTCTGATTGCCCTAATGGCGCATTTGAGCCCGAAGCCTATCCCATCACCATCAGACCGTCTCAAACCCCCGCCCTACTGCGACCCTAGCCCAATCTCGGCCCGCCTAGCCGAGATCAAGCTACCCGCACAGCTAGAGCCGCTGTGCCCCTTCTGCGAGGCGTCAGGGCTGCGCGTCGTGCCACATTACCCCATCACGCACCTAACGCGCCAAGAGGTCAGGCAGGTCGCTAGCCGTATAGGATTGGATGCGGTGGCAACGGCAGCGATGGAGCGGGGTGACTACGAGTTTGAGCGGGCGGAAGAGACGGGGTGTTTAATTGAGCGGGCGAGGCACAGTGGCTATAAACATCGCTATGCACTATCCGACTCGTTTAAAGCAGATATTGCCCCTGCCATATGGATCGCGGTAATTTTCATCGGCTTTATAGGCATGCTAGTGATGTCTTATTTTAATATGCCTAAACAAGATATCCCTGTAAAGACCAAATATAATCTAGAAGAATCCGAAAATAAGATAAACAGTAATATATCAAGATTAGAGAATATAGATAAGAAAGCAAAAAGTATAGATATGAAAATAAAAGATATAGAGAAGAAAATAGAAGAAACTGGAGAGACGCCAGCGCCACAAATCTCTAGCGGCGATACTTACTACATCGCCCCGCGTGACGATTGTCCCTTGGCTGGCAAGGGACCGGATCATCAAGCAAATGTCGCTGGACTCATGACTTGCACTGATAGCCTCGAAAAGATCCATAATTTCCTGGGACTCATTAAGCCTGGCGACACAGTACTATTGCAACGCGGCTCGGTGTGGCAGGACGGCAATGCGATATTTGACGCCCTGCCTAACGGTACGCCAGGCCACCCCACCGTACTCGATGCGTTTGGCGATGGCGTGTTGCCGATACTCAAGCTGCATCGAGAGATACTGTGGCGCGGGGTGCATGACGTCAAGATATCGCATATGCATATTATCTCGGCACGCGAGCGCCCCGCTTTTCACGTGGGTGAGGGTGCTCATGACTACGAGATATCGTATAACATTATAGCCACTCCAGATGACCCTAACCCATGTCTTTCGATGTCGAAAAGCAGCATCGCTTACGGCAACGTATGCTACACCGAGCGCTAACCCACGGGGGTTAGTTCGAAAAATCCAAGCTCAGCGTCTGCTAGTTTTAATAAATTATCCTGCGACTGTGCGCTGATATTCTCGTTATATTTCGCAAAGAATGGGCTTATCCGAGATAGAAAAGGCCTATTAAATTTGCAAGAACATGACATTGGTTTACCTGGCTTAAACATAAAATTAACTTCGCAGTCTTCCCTTCTCAGTGATACGTGCTCAATAACATTGCCACGGCGGCTCATGTCATCTAGTTCTTCACAGACCATATCTCCTGATGAAAGCGATTGAATCTCTATGTAATGTGGTATTTCAGATTTCCAAACTACAAGTATAACTGGAGAAGAGTTTTGTCTGCCTTCATTCTGCTGTAAGACTTGCGTAAACCAGTATTCGATACCCTCTCGCAAGTCAAATTGTTCGTTTAGATTCCAGCATATATTGAAATAGTCAGCCCTCCGTGGATGATCGTCAATAAATGTGGCCGCAATTCGCGTCCCATCTAAATTCAGCATGCGTTTGGTCCCTGTGCCATAACTGCTTACATCAAAACTGATACGACTCATCATGATCTCTCTTTCAGAATGTTAGATAATTCCTAATTATACTAACCCCACGGGCTAGGCGCATCCATCGTGTCAAGAGGGGACGTGCCCGCAGCGCAGGCAGCGGTACTTGCCCCCGCTGACCGGCCAGAGATCGGTAGCGCCACAGACTTCGCAGACGAGTAGGGGTTTGGGCGCGTTAGGCTGCATCGGGGGATACCTTGACGACGTCGGCGAAACAGGACAGAGCATTAATGCAATCAATGAATTGCTCTTTATACCATACGATGGATTTATTTTTCCAATCACATGCCTCATCATGCTCTCTTTGGATTGCGTTTATATCAGATACACTTAGCCCTTCCGGTAAGTTGAATATGCCTGGATGACTCAGTGCTAACATCGTGACACGCACCGTCTCTAAATCAGGCGAATATTTCTCATCATCAATTAACAGACCTCCTGCACACCGCTTGAGCGAATGCGGAGTCTGATCAGCACGATATAAGCACTGCATAGCCATATTGTCATGTATGACTGCACTCGGGAACGTCCCATCCTGCGCCGACTTCACCAACAAGTCGTAGTATTCTTGCTTGGTCATACGGGTATCCCTATATTTTCAATAAACCTATCAATCTGCCCTCTCAAGTCCATCGCCCGCTTAATCGCGGCAGACACCATCTCTCGTAGCGTTTCATCTCCTGCCTCCGCCGCTATCTCACCATAGGATGCACCAGCCATGCCGCGCCCAAGACCTTTTATGCCGATATAGGTATTGATTATGATACATATCTGATCTATATGATCAGAGAGAGATATGGCGTTTACATGGATAGATGCGTCCATGAAGTCGTATAGCTCTTTGTCAGTCATCTTTGCCCCTCATTTGCTGCCTCTCTTGCCCTGCCCAGAATATACTGAGTCGTCTCGTCATTATAAAATGCCTCAGCCCCCTCAATATCTCCCGAATCGGCCAGACTAATCATTTTCTCGTAGACCCAAAATAGGCTCGACTTAGCTGCCATCTCGGAATCAGATCGGTACATATCGTCTAGGATGCGCCGGATAAGATTATCTCGGTTGACCTTGACAATCTCGTCGGCAGCATGCCCTAGTAGGTCGTGTAGTGCGTCCATGCCGCGGTATCTCCTCTATGCTATACTTACCCCAAGAGCAGTGCTTGCGGCATGTCGTCGCAAACGGGCGGGAGTCGTGACCCGCCCGTGCACACTGCGCTACATGCCATCAAAAACCCCTCGCGTTCTAGCCTATCCTCAATCGCCTGCGCCCGATGTGATGCAATCTACCTATGGCTTTCTAAGCATTTTCTTCTCAAAGTAGAATCTAAAATCCTCTAAGTCTTTGTCTCCTTTGGCCCGGTTGCAATCTTGGCACGAAGGTACTAAATTAATAATATTGTTTGTTCCTCCATTTGCCCGAGCGACTATATGGTCTATCTCTAGCGTCCTGAACGGGTTTAGAAGAACCCCGCAATATGAACATTTCCCGCCTGTTTTATCCCATATAGCCGCTAGTTTCTCTTTCCTGCTTAGAGATGGCATACTGCCAAACTTTTCTTTGGCATCCCTGGCTCCATGTTTGTATCCCGCAGAATATCCTTCTTCACGCCCGTGATCAAAACCTATATAATAATTCTGAGGGCCAACATTGTCATGGATGTTTATAACTAATGTCTGAAAAATCTTTAAGATTTCTCTCCCTAGTGTGCGTTTCAGGAAAAGTCCTATAAACTTATCAAGATTTTTCTCTGTTATATTACCTACCTCTACCGACTCTGGATCAAGTCGCGGCTCATCATCTACATCTTCATTTTCATCTGATTCAGTATAGATATTGACATTTTTCATATTCAGTCTCGGCCCCATCTATTTCCAGTTTGTCCTCTATCGCCATCGCTATCCACGTATTACGGGATATCCAGACGGGAGATTTCGCCCGGAGTGCGTCTATTTTTTTATAGACTGACCACGGCATCCTCAAATTAAAGACTTGGACTCTGCTATCGTCTATTTCGTCCTCAGACGCCGGTGCAGACCCTCCTTTATTGATCATGGCTTTTACATCTACCGGTCTCCGATTAATGGATGATTTAGGCATGTCTTAATACTCTAGTAATATTATTATGGGGTTGAGTTAATACCAAAAACGACATTATATAGTGCATTGACCTCATCTATAGCCTTCCGGTCAGCAGGCTTTGATTCGCATACGGCAAGTCCCCAGGATGTTGCTCGACGTATCGCTCTTCGATAAACAACAGGAGTTTCAAGGAATTGCAACCATTCAATCTCAGCCAAAACTGCACCCGCATCGGCATTATCGTTGCCCTGTGCGTCAGCCTGATTAACAAATGCCACGACTCGCAGACTTGGATTGTAAGGGCGCATGTCGTCTATGACCTTCTGATTATTCTCGAGCGTCCATATATCAAGTGAACTCGGCTTGAACGGAATGACTAACAGGTCAGCTATCGAAATTGCAGCCCTCTGTGACTTTGAATCCCTACCGCCCGTGTCAATCAAGATGTCGTCAAACTTATGACGCATGGCCAAGACTTCAGTACGTACCCTCTCTTCACTCAGTACGATGGACGTATACCCTGCCTTATCCCCATAGTCCTGCCTCCTCTGGGTGCTGAATAGGGTACTGCTCCCTTGTTCATCTGCGTCTACAAGCAGCACATCTCTGCCGTCAATTGCTCGCATGACGGCAAGATTCGTGCATACGGTTGTCTTCCCGCTACCCCCTTTCGTTCCGCCGCAGACAATGATCATGGCTTCCTCCCATCCATGCATTATCCATAGACCTTAATACTATTATAGCCCTAAAATAATACCAACGCACGGCAAATAAAAAAGCCCTCACCCCTGCCAACATTTTGGCACCCTAGTCCACTCTATGCTGTACTGCCCCACAAACCAACCGGCACACATGGTCATATCGCTCCTGCACGATCAGAAGATAGCCGTCCTGCATCGTGACATGCGTCCTATTCTTGCTGTCGATATGCACATACATCACGTATTCAGCATTGACGGTGATAGGTGATCCGCCCTTAAAATCCATTAGCCCGATGTCCTCAGCCAACGTCAATTCGATAAATACGGCCATGATTGCCTCCTACCACGAAACGATCATCATCGCTACCCCAATCACCACAAGTACCGCAATCAGTATCGCCAGCCGGTTGTCATAGTATTCATCTTGCATCGCTCGCTCTCCTATGCCCTCTCGAACCACCCAATCGCCTGCGCCTCATCCCACGCCACGCACGAGATTAGCCTATCGTCATCCCCCATAATACTCCAACTTTGCTTCCTTGTCTCAGTCGCGGGATACCTATACAAACGCTTCATCCCCCTTCCATCTCTCCGCTCATCCTGGGCTATCAGCACGCGGTTGGTGTCGAGGATGCGCCATCCGTGGGTATTATCGCCCTGCATGAGGTGCATATCACGGACCTCGCGTCGGTTGTACGGGCGAAAGTACCGCTCGCCACCGAGATCGCAGCCGCGCGTTTGCGGCATGGGTGCGTTGGGTTGGGCTGACGGGTGGCTAAACCATGCGTCCATCGCATCGGGGGCGGTGGTTGGGTTAGGCATCTTGATTCTCCTTGCCCTTATCATCCATCTCTATCTTGTCTACGCTTTTATACATATCACCTAGTATTTCGTCGATAGAATCTATTACCCTGCAAACTGCCCTATGGAATCTTATCTCATAATAGGTAAACACCCCAAATATCACAGACAACATAATTAGTAGTATGTCTATTACTATCATAGCCCAAAGCATAGAGCCCCTCTTATCTACCCATTATGCTTCTGTTGGCGTTCCAGCTTAACAAAATCCCTATGTTTCAGCTTTGTGATAATCCGTTCTCCTTTGCGATTAAATAACTCAACTTTCGGCTTGGCTACAATTCCCTCTGCGAGCAAGTCGCCATACATTGACGGGAACCCGTGCTTAACGAGATCACTCAGCTCGTATAATGTCCCTTCTTCGACAATCGGTACAATGTCGATATCAAACTTGCCTGCCACATCCTCTATGTTCCGGCGCTCTAGCCACCAATCGCCAACGCGCACATCAAACAGGATAAAGTCAACGTCGCCGTAGAGATGCCCGACCTTCTGAATCTTGTGTCCATACCCCTCGCCGTAAAGACATACCTGACTCTCGCCAAATGCCTGTTCAAAGACTTGGGCATTAGCCTCGCCACCAAATAGCTCCTGTAGCCTATCGAAAAGGAATACAGGCATCTGTGCATCGTCTGTTTTGCCACCAAATGACACGTTATGGCCGTCCCAGAATACGCGGACATTTGTCCCATCAATCTTCTCAGTGGCAACCCATGTGATGTTTTGTAATGCCTCAAACTCAGGTAAGGCAAATTCACCCAGGATCATATTGTGTGGCTTAGCACTCTCTCGCGCCCAAAGAGTTTGGATTTTATGATACTCTTTCATTTTGCTTCCTTAGTATTGAATTGGCTGAAAGTACCGACTCCGCATCACCCATTTGGCGAATGTCGGCCTAGAGACTCTCTCGCATCCATCGAAATTCCGCCACATGATGAGACGGGTGCGTAACTTGCCGATGCGCAATAGGCTAGCGATATCATCAGCCGACATCCAATTCGGCAGGCAATTTAGGTGGTCTAGGGTGAGTTGTCGCATGAGTTGTCTCCTATAGTCCATCAGCAAATGCTTGTATCTCTCTTTTTAGATCACTAATTCTTGCTCTCGCTGCCCTAATCATTTCATCCAAAACACCATCGTTAATATCTTTTGCCAAAGAAGTGTACCGTCTATTCTCCTCTTTTTTCATAGAAACGTTATGATGAGTATAAACATATTCTAGTAATATACTATCAATTTCACTAGTATTATTTGATTCTAGTATATCCTTAACATGTCTATTTATCATAATGTATATCCATAGTCTGAATCCGGTAATATCGTGAGTCTCTACCAGTCTGAATGATACTCATAGTAATCCTCATCATTTTCCAACGCCTGCTCTAGAATTTCCTTCGTTTTTATAAGTTGCTCATAGTAATATTCATCATAATCATCGCTACCGAAGAAGAACCCGCTAGAGCTAGGTAGCAATACTTTAGCGACTGTTGGGTCTTTTATGATCTTACCCTTCTCAATAAGTTCCTCCACTTCACCTGATGCATGATACCTTGTGCCAGTGTGAACATCACCATCTACTAATTCTGAACTTTCCAAAACCCTATTTACAGTTTCTAATAGTCCTCTCATATCCCTCGCTGATACGTTATATCTCTCGCAATCGTCATTGCCTCCCTGGACATTGTCGACAAACCATTTGTGGATAGCATTAGCTTTTCTCCAATAGCCTATCTCCTCAATTATATAGCTGACCTTATCAGTCCGTATTTCTCTTCTTAAGCCTGTTATTTTTAGATTTTTCCTCTCGTCGCCCCATAGGAATATTCTTCTATTGAGATACATGTCTAAACCCATAGCTCATTCTCCCGTGTTTTGCTATCGCGCCAGATCAATTATAGCCCATCACAGAACGCTACATACGCCGCCTCATCCATCCGTCCCTCTAGTGCCTCTAGCACTTTCTCCATGACGATATCGGCATCTGTCGCATAGTTCGTATTGAGTAGCCGCGCCATCTCTTTAAGCTGCGCGGCGCTACGGCTCGCTATGATCGCGTCGAGTTTTTGTTCTGCGTGCGCTGCGTGTGCCATTGTGGTGTCTCCTATCTTGACGTTATGATTACCCCAGAAACCCATCAGCCTCATCGCATACTTCTGCGAGTTTCTCTTGCAGGCGGTTCAGCATCGCCACGATACCCCAATTCTGCGGGTTGTCGTATTGCTCTTCTTCTAGGGCATCTAGCGCAATGGCGATATCTTCTAACGTATTGCGGACAACGTTCATACGCGAATCGAACATCTTCTGCGCGTCGGTCTTTTGAGTTTGGTCGGCCATCTGAGTAGCTCCTCTTTTGGTTTCCTCATCCCGCTCTTGCCCATGAGTGACCTAAGCATAGCACATTGGGACAAGAATACAAGACAAAAATAAATCCTGCATCTCATATGTTGCGATTACATTATTTTTCTGTTATCATCATGCCTGTGATAGATTGGTGCTCTATGGCGTTACATAGAAAGAGAATAATGACAGAAAACAGCATCCCCAATTTGGGGTATAGGATTAGGTTAGCTATGTTCGAGAAGGGCATCAAGCAACAGGATTTAGCGTCACAAATCCATATTTCTCGCACAAGTCTAAGCTCTATTATGCGAGGGAAGACAAAAGACCCAGGGTTCTCTATAATATGCCAGATAGCAAAGGCTCTAGATGTCTCCCTGGATTATCTGGCTGGGAATAGCGATGAATTTAAGGACAACAAACTATGACCCAATCCACGGCCCGTATCATATATGTACCAATACTGCTTAGTAGCGATCCTCAAGTCCGCGTTTACCGTGTCATCGATGAAGACAATGAGAAATTTCTAGTCGAGAGCATTAGCCACCAACGCGGCGTATATACGCGGCTCTACAAGATGGGGCATGTCTTCTGTGATTCGTTCAAGTCCGCTAGGGCGATACTCCACCATGAGGCTATGGTACAGCGTGAAGACATCGAGCAAAACTATGCTCACAATATCGAGTGCATCGAAGAAACGATCAGGCTCATTGACGATCTGGAAGAACCCACACGCGATAATTAGTCCCGATAAATGTCTTTATCCGTACCTACTATACAAAGGAACCACGCCATGACCCTAGAAGACACTCGCCGCGCCTTGCGACTCTCGCAGTTCTACGACGACCGACAGAAGGCTATCCTCGCCCGGTTCCTAGACGACAATCCGCAGCTCTCGGCATACGCCTATCTCCGCGATGCGTCACAACTGGAATGTCCGCCCTGGGAAGATGGGTCACTCGACTTCACGGAGGCGTTTAAGTCCATGTTCCATGGGTGGTGGGTGACGTGCGGCCATCAGCTTGGCCTATAGGAGCAATCTATGTACTACATCCTCGCCCCTGACGGGCGCACCGTGCTAGAAGAGCCGGATATGGATCGCCATCTAACCTGGCGCAGCGAGACGCACATTAAGCACCTCATCGTCGCCAAGCATTACATATTCGGCAAGGTCGAGGTCAGTACCGTGTTCGTCGGTGTGTCGCCTGATATCTTCCGCACTGACGTATTTAGGCACCAGGATAGGCGAGATGCGGCCGAGTTTATCACCGAGATTGACGAGCAATACACGCGCCGGTATTCGACATGGGAGGACGCCGAGCAGGGGCATAGAGACATCGTGCGGCTAGTGACTCAGGAGTTGATAGGAATCAGGAGAGAGGTATGCTAGGCGTATTACAATTCATTTTTTAGCTCATTCTGGATTTGGCTAGGTACTGTGATCCTGCTAGGCATAATAGGAGCTTGCGCTGTTGATCTAGTAGGAAACATTTTCCAGAAGCGTTACTAGCTCCAATACAAAACCCCGAATCACCAAACGGCAACTCGGGGTTTTAACCCTGCCAACCATACAGAACCCGACTCAGATTATACGCCCGTTTGTAATTAAACGCTACGTATTTCAATGCCGACGATCATTGCCAGGGCTTGTAATATATCACCGCCGTAACATCGGCCAGAGCCATATCCATCATCCCCTAGTGGAATTATTCCATCAGAATGGGCAATGATGTTTCCATGCCACTGCTCAAATTCCTCATCATCCATTTCTTCTGTAGGCTTCGGAGGAGCTGGATTTATCCACCAACAATCATTATCAATAGTCGCGATACATCCGGGATTGTCTCTAATGACTTGAACGAGATTAACCAATTCGTCCTTCTCAGGCATATCCACCTCCGCTCTTTCTGCCAATACGACTTACACCGCAACCGCCTTACGCCCGCGCCGCCGCGGTGTAGCACGTTCGTCTTCTGCCGCTACCGTGCCGTTGTCTCTATTACGGAGGGACTGGATGTATCTCGGGGTTCGCTTCCAGGGCTGTATCGCCTGCGCTACTTCCTGGCGCCTCTGCGTCGTGGCTCTCGCCGCCAGATGTTGCGTGCGGGGGATGCCAAACTGGTCGCGGTAACTCTTGCTATCGAGGCCATGAGTCTCTAGGTGCCTCACGGATAGCTGTTTAAAGTCCTGCCCACACACGAGGCAGGTAATGGTGTGCTTATGAATGCTTTGCCGCCAACTCTGCGCCGAGGCTTGAGGCGCCACGGCTTCAGCCTTTGGTGCGGGGTTCTTCTCTCTGTAATCGATCTCGGCCAATATGATGTAGGTGGATTGTAAACTCCCTGGCATCGTATCGCATGTCAATTGACCTGAGTTGATAAGCGCTGCGGTCAAGTCTTTTGCCATTTCAAGAACGGACTGAGACATAAGTGAGCCTCCTTAGTGTTAACTAATAGCATATACACGATTGATCTAGTCTATATGATAGTGTAGAATAGTAGTCAAATATCAGATTTATGTCAAGTTTGCTATAAATAGGAGGTACTCAATGACTGATCTGCTCCAAGTCTGTGTCGATTTCGCCGTAGCGTTTGACCGTATGAGCCATGATGTACACGAGCTAGCTAAAGCTAAGGGGTGGTGGGATCAACCTCGTTCGGTTTATGGGCTGCTGATGCTGATCGCTAGCGAGTGTTTAGGCGAGGGAGTGGAGGCGATACGTAAGCCTGGGCCGTCTGAGCATATACCCGATTTTCAGGGAATACACGAAGAGCTAGCGGATACGATAATCCGCATTATGGACATGGCGGCGCATCTCGGCATTGATCTCAGTAGAAAAATGGCTAACCTTACATTTGGATGGGATGCTGGCAGGAACTTAGAAGATGAAGAGCTAGTCTCGCGTGATCTCTGCCCATTCATCGAAGCTTACAGCAGGCTAACCGACACGGTAGATTTATTCCATTTTCTAAATGAGCCTGTCTATATGCCGAGCCTAGATTATCAGGATGATCTTGATGTGCAGGCAACATTAATAATTCGTCTCAATCATTGCATGATAACATCAGGCTATATTGGTGACTGGCGAGGGGCGAATTTTGTATCAAACTTGGCTAATTTAGCATTAAGCATCATGGCCATAGCCCAACTACGCGGCTACCCCCTCGCCGAAGCCATCGTCGCCAAGCACGAGTACAACAAGTCTCGCCCGATACGGCACGGGAATAAACGCTACTAACCCACCCCAAGGGGCAGGCCCCACGCGGGTCTGCCAGCCACACGAATCACTGTAAAGACTGGCCTCCCCTTATATGCGCGTTATGTAAGAGCCTGCCCCCTCATACCCCTATTCTGATTTGTGTCCTATGCGCGTAATCACGTCATCTCTGCTATATCTCACGTCTATTCTGTAATCTACAGGGACAAGGTGACTTTATTTTAACCATTTAAAAGTCAAAATATAGAAAGTCAATGACAAATCCGCTATACTATAATGTAAAAATGTGATTTATGAATACGCGCCCCGGTGGGTGGGTAACCAATCCACCCACCGAGTACCGTGCTAGGCAAGCGCCAACCGACCTAGCACGGATGCAACCTGAGATAAGGGCACTATATGATGGCAACATGGAGTGATATATATGTTCCCCGAGCCTACATTATTAGACCACAAAGGGGAACCCATGCCACTGTCGCCGCCCCCTGGTGAGACCAGCTTAAAACGAGTATGGGAGAACCCCCTATTTATCGGCATTATTAGCCCCGTGCTCGCTGCCATCTTCGCTGTATCTGCGTCGGTATGGCTTGACTGGCAGGGTAGCCGAGAGGATCGCATCAAGATATGGAACTCCATCGAGCGCAATAGCCAGACAATACAAGCCGCTGTCGAGTTAAATAAAGATATTACCAGCAAATACCAACAGTCCGTGCAGACTTTATTCGATAATATTCAATCACTTAACAAAGAACAGGGCGCGATCAACAAAGAGATGGCTGTGACCCAACTCCGCATCGAGACGCTAGAATCACGCGGGCAGGACATCAAGGATATGTTCACTCGCATTGAGTCTTTCAGCCTGCGTTGGGACGAGCGTATAAGGTCACTAGAGCGGTCTTTAGACGACATGAAAGGGAGGCTCCAGGTCATCAGCCGGGATTATATCTCCCCTCGCGCAGAGCAGCAATAGCCTACCCCATCGCATCTAGATTACGCATTCCCGCGATATCCATGAACTCGCCTATATTGACCACCCGCTGAAAATGTCGGTAGCATAAGTATACCACTCTGTGCGGCTTTTGTGGCGCATCAAGCCGCCAACACTCCAAGTGAATCTTTGCCTTCTCCCTACAGTCGAACTGGTCGCAATATTTCTCGCCTGGATACTCAATCTCGTCAATCATCGAAATCAACTCCGTTTGATTCTGTATCACTCATCTCGTCGCGGTGGCATTGCTCGCAGGCATAAGGCCAGAACCCCGGCATGCGGTCAGCGTGGCCTTTCTCCTGGCACTCGCAGCATGTATGGTTGATCCCCATCGCGTCAGCGTAAAAGATGCGCCCGCAATGCCAACACGTAGTTGTTGTGGTTGCAATAGCCATGTCATTTTCCCCCGCTCAGAAAGTCTGCAATGCGTAGCGGCTGGCTTGTCTTGATATACAATTCTCGTTTGCCGTATTCATCATAGGCAACAATTCGCACGCCGCCCGCGTCAATGTCTGTGATTTCAATAGCCCCTGGGGTGCGACAGTGGCGGAAGCTTCTCGCCTCGCCCAGAATAATGCGCTGAACATCCGCATCTCGGTTGAGGTGCCGGATGGTAGACTGAAGGCTCTTACAGGCGATCTTATGGCGGCCTAACTACTTCCGTTCATGCCTACCACCCCCATGCGATGCGGAGATGGCCGTACAAAGCCAGTCCGATAATCGTCAGAGCCGCACCTAGTGTCATGCCGCTAGCGACCCATCTGAGGCGATAGGAGCAGGGTATAGCGAGTCTGTTGATGACTCGCCCTGAGCATGACCAATCGGTGTGGACGATCTCGTGGTAGATGAGATTATAATCCGTGCCACGGACTGGCTTGCCACAGACAGAGCAAAGGAGCAGGGGGCTATGATCATTCATCGCTAGCGCCCCTTATGTTGAATTTTTCAATCTTCATAATGAGTGTGTTGCGATGTATACAAATGTCCTTAGCTGTCTTTGTGTGATTCCAATTATTACGCTTCAAGGCATTTATTATAAATCGTTCCTCGAATGCGTTTTTTGCCTCATTGATATCACTAATATCGAACAATGATCCTACGTCACGCGAAGATTCGTCTTTGACATTATGTACATTGAAGTTTATTTTACGTAGGTGGCAAATCCCTATTTTCTTCAGCTTACGGTGAATGACCACGATCAGCCGATCTATCAGGTTCTCTAACTCCCTGACATTGCCAGGCCACTCATATTGTACGAGGCATGCCATTGCCTCATCCGTCAGTTCCAGGTGCCTGCCGACTGTAGCGGATAGGTTCGCCAAAAAGTAATTAGCGAGTAGGGGGATATCGCCCCTGCGTTCTCTTAGGGGTGGCAGATCGACCGAGACGACATTGAGCCGGTAGTATAGGTCTTCCCTGAATAGCTTTTTCTGCACGAGTGCCGAGATGGGTTCATTTGTAGCGGCAACGATGCGGATATCTACGGGCGTGGGTCTGATGCTGCCGATGCGGTCTACGAGACGTGATTGGATGACGCGCAGGAGTTTGGCTTGCTGATGAACGGGCAGGCTACCAATCTCATCAAGGAATAGCGTCCCGCCATCCGCCTGCTCAAATTTGCCGATGTGGCGTTGATATGCGCCTGTGAATGTGCCCCGCTCGTGCCCGAATAGCTCGCTCTCGATGAGATCGTTGGGCAATGCGGCGCAGTTGACAGCGACAAATGGTCCCTTGCGCCTGGGGCTTTGCGCGTGCAGCGAGTTGGCGATCAGTTCTTTGCCCGTGCCCGTCTCGCCCGTAATGAGCACGGTAGCGTTCGTCTGCGCCACGCGAGACACCATATCATAGATGGCTCGCATCCTGGGATTCTGGCTGATTACGGGGCCTATGGACAATGCATGCTGCGATTCCTGCTCATCGTTCGTAATCATAAGGACCTGAGCCATGGTTGACTCCCTCTAGCTATCCTTGGTTCGGGTGGTTTTCGATGTTGGCGCTTTTCCCCGTCGTTTACCTATTGTCTTGAGTCTACGTTTTTCTCTTGCCTCCAATATCTCATCGATGGTCATAACATCTTTGATGGTGCGTCTATACCCTTCATTCAGAGCGTACCAACCGTGTCTGGATTCCATTGGTGGCAATATATGATTAGTGATGTGATGAATCATCATGTCCCAATGTTCTTCACGCCAGACAAAGGTATTATATCCGCACATATGGAAATGCATGAGCCACGAGTCTTGCTCAGGCGTCAATTGCCTGCCATCAACCTTCAGATCGACGATAAAAGATGTCGCGCGTGAGGAGCCTGCCCAAAGAGCCTGTATATCGGGATAGCCAGGGATATTGATATGCTTGAAATTGACGGCCCAATCATGGAACCCGTGCCAATGGCTCTTATATAAGAGGTCCATTGTTTCCCGAATAAACTTGCTCTCTGGATAGGCTTTCGACATCGCGTTTATGCCTCGTTGAGTAGTCGTCTCACTTGCCCTGGTAGCTCCTCAGCTACCTCTTTGAGATCGTCTAACGCCTTAATCATAGCGTTGACTTTCTTGTAGACTTCGTGGAATGCGAAGCACATATCACAGTAAAACTCACCATCGGATACGCAATCTGCCCCCGACTCTATCCCGAGATCAGCACACCCCTTGCATTTCGGCATTACTTAGCCCTCCAGGCTCAGCGCCTCAGTCTTTGCCTTATCCCCATCGCCAGCCGGTACCGTCATCGACTCGATCCGCTTCCGCTCCTCCTGCACCCACTCGGGCAGTCGGCCAGCCGGGGGCATATGCGTGCGCTTGATCTCCTGTACGCAGTGGCGCAACACGCGCAGCACGCGAGCGCGACCGGCTACGGGCACCTTGGCGAGCGATTCACGGGTAGCGGGCTTGCCGTGGAATATCTGCGTCAGGAGGTCGGATACAAACCTCTCGTCACCCACGAACGACAACAACGAATCGCATTGGCGCAGCATCTCGGCAAGGCTGCCGTCAGGGTCATCTACCTCAGGGACAATCGTAGCCTCCGGCCTGCCCTGCGCCGGAGCGGAAATATGCTCGTATTCACCCCCTGGGGCAAACGGGTTTGGTTCCGACTCTCGCATCCTATCCCCAATCATAGAGTGGTGCTGGACAGGGATATCTTCATCTCCGTAGCCCAGGTCGCCCATCGCTGCCTGTATCTGCTTGCGGTCTGGAGTGCGTGGTATCGCTAGGGCTGAATCGGGCACCATCCCTGCCACAAGCTCTAGCATGGTAGCGTGGCGCGGCTGGATCGTGCCCACCTTGTATCGCCGCGTCTGCCCTGTCGTCTTATCTCGGCTGGACTGCGACACGATAGAGAGTACGCAGTTGACCATTGTGCGTTCGCAGCTCAGCTTTTCGAGAAATGGCACGATGGCGGCCATCTCAATGCTGCTATTAATCCCATGCGTCTCGAAGCGCCATACGCCAAAACCGGGCAGCTCAGGAATGATGACTTGAAGCCGGGTGACCAACGGGCATTTATCAGGCACGTTCTGGTCAGGGTCCATGCATATGCAGGGCCTACCTATATCCGACTCCTCGCTAGACTCCAGAATATTCATGCCATCGCAACGCCGCGCCAGGAGATTGCTGCCCCATTGCTCATAGAATCGGCTGAATGATGACCACGGCGGCACAACTACATTGATCTCAGATAGCGTGGTATAGAGTTCCCACTGTGGCCCGCCGGGGGATTGCCAAGGCTGGACTTCCTCGCCCCACCCAAGCTGAACGGCGGCAAGCAGGCGTTCTCGGCTTGGGCTTGTGAGACGCCATGTTTCGAGCGAGGTGGGGAATGTGATCTCTTTCCCCGCCTTATTCTTGGTCGTGCGCTTGGCGCCCATACGGATGCGCCCCAATTCCGGCATGCGACGTTCGCTAATCGCCATCGGTCGTTGCATAATTCTTCCCGTCCTTGTATGATTAATTAGGGTGCCTTGGCGGGGCATTTCTCACCCTTCACCTGCCCCGCCCCTCTCATCTACTGACCCTGCACAATCCACACTTATTCATCTTTGTTGTACATCAGCCACACATATACGCCCCATGTCGCCATTATAAGGACGATAGTGACGGCTAGGAGTACTGCTTCCCGCACCATAACGTTCTCTCATTCTCCCGGATTGCCATGCTCAGTAAAATACTTGTAGATCAATATAGACAACAATGCGACTATGACGACACCTAGAAGACTCATCTATTCATATCCCTCCCTGTTAGTTAATATCTCTCAGTAGAACATATATAGTATATACCCAAAGTATAAATGCTACACCTAGTAATATCTTGATCATATGATGCTCATGAATCGCAATCCATGATCTCTGGCTCCATACTAGACATCGCCATTAGGTCGCCCAATGCCCTCGCGGCTGGTGTGTGATGCCTCTCGGCCTGGCGATTGAGACTGCCGCTCGCCTTTATCGCGTCGGCTCTGACGAGTAGCTCTATCGCCTCGTCAATCTCCTGATGCTTCATGTGAGCGGTGACTTCAGGGTTACGCAGAAGCATAAGGATCATATCCGGCATCACTGATGCGTCGAGTCCCATGATGTTGCTCATTATTCGGCCTCCTTTATTCAAACGGAATTGGGTCATGCAAAACGTCTCCACCTCTCGTTACGTAGACCATGACTTGCCTGCTTGTATGCGGCGTCCCGGCAATATGAATCGGGTTCCCGGCATTGCCCGACCGCATATTATTACGCTCCTTGCTGGCGTAGAACGAATTCCAGGCCGAGGCAAGGAAACGGCAATACATAGACGGAGAGTATGCGTGCGTATCATTGTTAAAAAGAAAATTCAACGCTACCTTGCGCGGGTCGCCTACTTTGAGTCCATCATCACGAGCAATCCCGCTCCAAAACTCATGCGCTTTTTCCTGTTGGTATCGGTATGTTACAAAAGCTAGCGCCATGACGGCTTGCCGCAGCATCATGTTGCCTTTAACAGATCCGGCATCTTTACTGCCAGTTAAATCATCAGAATAAAAATGAATCTCCCGTTTCCAATCTAGTAGCATCTTGTACCGGATATTGGAGCTTCGCATGATCGGTTGAGACCAATGCTGGATGCGCGGTCCAAAACCTGTAGACAACAGGGGGAACGCGCTAATAGCTCGGCGGATAAAACTCTTCGTCACCCCCGCCTCTTCTGCTGCGCCAAATGCGCCCATCGCATCCATATGGCTCCTGATGAGGTGCCGGTCAAATGTCGCATAGAGCGAGGCAAATTGGGCCATTGAGTCAAGATGGTATTCTTTGATCGTAAATTGCTGAGGGATATCGCACATGCATGCGGCTAGTAGGCGATGTTGCCCATCCATCAGCATTTTCTTGCCGCGCACGACTCCGAGGCAGATGTCGGTGCTCTGCCGGAACGTTCCTTGCCGCATCTCAACATTGAGCCCCGCGACGTGATGCCCACGAATCGGGCGCTGATGCTCGTAGGTGTTGTAGGTCAGATAGAGGCGGCATCGATCAACGCTGCATACCTCTTCTCTAGACTTAATCGTGTAGTTGCCATCTCGCCCTGCATTGTCAATGTCGCTCTCGATGATAGGTGTCATTTCCTCTACCTCTGCTTCGTCCATGTGCCCATTGCTCATAATTGCCACTGTTGATGCACGTTTCGCCATTGCCTTGCCTCCATGATGCCCGAGTTGACTCATACGATTTGACCACAACTGATGCTGATATTCTTCGTATTTGGGTTTATCCATCCTCGTTTTGAGCTTAAATGATGTTCGCATGATTATTTGCCTTGATTCGCCCCTCAATGCATTGCCGTGCACTTCCCTTCCCATCCATGCAGAGCTACGTCATTCGCGCCTTACTTTCACCCTTATAACCCTTGCCTTGCCTTGCGCTGCCTTGCAACGCCTTGCAGCGCAGTGCAGTGCCTTGCCCTGACTCATCTTAATAAACAGATATGTGTGGCTTTTCTATGGACCCCCGACTTGCCTAGCCATGCCAGGCCTGGCGGTGCAGAGCATTGCCCCGCCCCACCCTGCCGGGCCGTGATTAACCTATCTTATTTCTATACAAGCTCTAGCTTATGCTTATCCATCCGACTTAAGTACACTCGCCTTTCCTTGCCCGTCAGCGCCCCGCAGAGCCGTGCTGCACATCGCCTAGCCCCGCCAGGTTAGTTATGTTGTTAATCGTTAATCTATGCGCTCATCCCATGACTCAACGACGAATTTGCCATACACCCCGCGGTAAGTACCAAATCCCAGCGCTAGCCCGCCCCTGACGAAGAGATCGCATATCTGCTGCTCTTGGATTTCGTCATTAGGGAAAATATCAAGGTTGAACATGAGCGACCACGGGACAGGCAGCGTAGGACGAGCCTTCGGATTGGGGATGCCTTTTTCGAGCCGCGCTACACCATAGGTAATAAAGGCTCCGCTCTGTTCATCTCTGTCGCCATCAGGGGTACCAAGAATAATCGGCTTCCCATCCCTCATAAATGGGATGATCATTGGGCTTATCTGGATGTAGCTCAGGCATGCCGCCGCAATCTTCTTGTATTTTCGAGGGTCCAAAAGTCGCTTGGGTGCCGAACTGGTGTTCATGCCCGATAAAAAACTCATGATATTTAGTGAAGGGAGCACGAACGTCTTTCCGTCTGGAGCGTAATAGGCTCGGTCCCAAGGTTGCAACTCCGTATTATTGTCACCCGCATATCGGTCAAACATGATATCTGTCTGCCCGACGACGACGACCTGACGTTTGATTAATCCACTAGTACCCTTGCGTAACGCACTTAATACACTCATTGGTTGCCTCCATTAGATTGCCTTGCTGTGCTGCGCGCATCCTTGCCAGGCAGTGCCGCCCCATGCCACGCCTCATCTGATGAACATTGAAATTTTAATCTATAACTTATGATTAATATTTATATTCTGTGCTATATGGTGCTATCTAGCCTCGCCTTGCTGTGCCTTGCTGCGCCCAGCCTCTCCGTGCCGAGCCTAACCTGTCCATGCATTGCCCAGCTATCTATAATGCCTCCTGCTCCATTGATAGACCTACTATAGCTTGCCTTGTTAACAAATATGATTGCGGATGATATGAATCTTTGCTTCGCCTTGCGCGGCCACGCCCTGCCTCTCTGCGCCCATCCTAGCCGAGCCGGGACTAGCCTGGTCTTATTATTCAACCGCGACTAAGCTACCCTTGCCTCGCTTTACCCCGCCTGGCCTCACAGCGCTGCGCATCGCCTGGCCACGCCATGCCGCATTGATAGAGATAGCGATAATATATCCTGCTTTGTCACGGCTTCTCGCGCGTTACCAATCTATTCCGGGCTCTGCCACTACTATGATAATTGCCTCGCCTTGTAATGCCCTGCCTTGCCCGTCCACGCAAGGCGATGCCACACCTGTCCTAGCTCCTCTGCGCCTGCTACTCATCAAAACCAATCCATCTCTCGCAGCGGCACTCGATACCTCTGGCAGCATCGGGTTGCACGGGGTACGATACGCGACGTTGGAGGAACCCCAGAGGTTTCGATGGGGCGCGCTTGCGGATGAGACAAGCGACTTCGCCGCTTTGCCGCTGCGAGTGACACAATGTCATGTTTCTAACCAATTCTCGGTCATATTGTCCCAGATTCCCTTTTCAGGGAAATAACTAGAGGGGCATTTCACCCGCCCGCTATGTCTAAAAAATAGCCTCATCGCTCTAGTCATCTCGATATTCATGTTGTACGATATCCTTGGGCAGCAGTCTCTAGAGGCCGTATCATTTAAATGATCAATGATATATTCATGTGTATAGCCATTAAATTGATTTCTATATCCATGGACATAATTGATCATTAAGGGATACCCTTATCTCTAGATGCCAATTCGTTGAAAGGAGGTAACGCTTGCCAACCCTTCTTTGCCTACCCGATGGTGTTTGGGTCCAGCACCCGCGTATCCAGTCCACAAAGTCCATGGCTTCACAAGTGGAAGTATTTGTTTCTTCTGACTTTTCGGCCTCGGAGTTAAGCCAATTCTGGAGCCGATTCCACCGTGATGATGCCTGCATTGGGAAGTACGTTGATCCACTACCTCGCTCACTCGAAACATTTTTAGACAAAACAGCGACAGGCCAGATGCACTTCTGCCTGATCTACTATCGGGGGCAAGTTGCCGGAGCGAGTTGGTTGCACGACCTCTCCACCTACCAGGGCAGCCCCACGGCATGGATGGCGCTATATCACCTGCCGGAGTTTCGCAGCACATCTCATCTCGGCGTGCGAGATCAGCAGGGGATGTTCGTTTGGGCATCACAACTCGGTATCTACTCGATTTTTGCCGCATGCCGGAGGACCAATTTGGTAGCGAAAAAGTCAATCGCCAAATCGGGCTTTGAGTGGGTCGCGGAGGTGCCCAAATTCGCGCAATGGGATGGTGAATGGGACGCTGCCCACGTCCACACGCTTCGCCCAGAAGATACCGCCGAGTGTGAACGGCAAGCGTATCTTCGGGCCGATAAAAACCGCTTCCTTGCCTCGTTCGATTACCCCGCCGCCACACTCTCATCTTAACTACTCCATCGCTGCCCACGGGCTAAGGCTCTGAGAAATCAGTCCTTAGCCTCACGCCAATGCCATTTCTGCGCCTGTTTCATTAAGCAGTCTAGACTGTCTAGACAGACTATACTTCTCATTGACAAATACGTCAAGCAAGAATATTATAAGTCTGTCTGGGCAGACTAGACAGGCCGATGATGAGGTACTCAGAGGAGGCGGATTATGGCAAGACGGAAGATAAAAAACCCAGGTGCTCAACGCCGGACAATGAGGATCACTGACCCCACCTTTATATGGGCGCGCGTCTATTGCACGGAGACAAATAGGCTCATAGCGGATTTTTTTGAGGAGGTATTGGACCTCATGCGTCGATGCGATGAAGTGGGCATTGATCCATTTGAGGCATTGGAAAATATGATTCAGGAGGCTAGATCGAAAAAACGAAAAAGATACGCGGCATCTAGCGGCAGTTAGACAAGCATAATGTAATCGGAAGATACATTTTTTATCTTGCCCTACCCCCGCCAAGGACAGCAGGGCAAGAGCACTGTAAGTATATCCAAGAGGAGATATCAATCGATGCAAGCAACCCCTACAGTACCCGAAGATTCTACAGCAATTAAGGTTGTGCTTCAACAGATAGACCCACTCGTTGATGCGTGCACAATCACGCGATATGTCGAAGAAGAAATGCCATCTGGCGTCATCGTGCGGGATGCGACGTATATTCACTCGACGCCGCCCGCCAAACAGATGTTTAAATCCGACCTTGGAAGCCCTGGATTCGAATTTCAGTCCTACACAATGACGCCGATGGTGAATATGCATAGCTCTTTGCTCGGCCTATCGCGCGCTATCGGTGAAAGGGCAGGTATTAATCAAGTTCAACGGACGTATATTAGCCCTATCGTTATGGCTGATGGGACTATAAGGCCAGTAACCAAATTGGTTAATGTGCTTTTCTTCGGGGATTACACCTATTATTGGACACGACTTTACCCGGTAGACCCTAACCATAACGCCCCGCATATCCTTGATATACCGATTCCTCACGATATGGATACCTATTCGATTATCTCTATGGCTGATATTAAGAAAGCGTTAAAGCTGTTTTTCCTCAATTCTGTAACCAGCAATTACATAGATAGAGAACATAACAACCTAATAAATCAATCGGTTATGAGTGTATTTCAGGAAGAAATAAGAAATAAATTGACTTCTGAAAGAGTAGATGATATTTTGGTCTCTGTCAATTACCTTTTCAGTGAAAATCCATTATCTCTATCGGCAGGATCGGCAGACATGACGTATGTCACTCGGATACGAACGCATGCGGCTACAAAGGAGCCCTATGCCGGACTCAAGCAAAGCCGAGATTTCCACCTCTTAGTCCATGACGGATGCGGAGCAAGCGCGGTCATCAATAAAGAGCGACCGACGCATTGCACCGTTTGCAAACAGCGCATCAGCTATACCGCCATCACCACCGAGTCTGAGCCGATAGAGCCGCCGACACGACCTAAGAAGAAAACAGCCAAAAAGACGACTCGGGCGAGCAGGAAGAAAAGAGCTGAACCGCTCGACAACTAAGGGCAGTATGAAAATATTCAACACATGGCAGGATGGAGCCTACGATCCTATGCACCCCATATGGATCGATACATCCTGCTCTAAATTTACTAACGACCCCATTCTCGTTGATTACACGATTGAAATGCTGATGACCCTGCTAGATAACGGCATACTCCATGCTCAATATCAGAAGATCATTGAGAAGAATGCCGTTGAACTATCGAAATTCGGCGAGAGTGGCACGCTATGAGCTTTATCCACATGCCGGAGAGCGGGATTGGCTATTACGGCTACTGCCCAGATGAAAAGCGTTGGGGCAAGCCCGAGGTGATCGCGGCGGCGGGCATTGCCTGTGCGCGGATGCTCTGCCGCTACGGCATCGAGATCGGCGTGGGTAATTGCTCACTCGAACACGGCGGGCCTGTCGACCCGCACAAGCAGCACAAGCTAGGCGTCGAGATCGACTTTCGGCCCATCCGCAAAGATCGCGCTCACGACGCCTGCTACGTCACCTACCCCGTCTACGACCGCGCCGCGATGGTGAGCTTCATTGTCGAGTTGCGGTGCGCCGGGTTCAGGCAGTTCCTGTTCAACGATGATGCACTGATCAATGCGGGGCTAACTCGGCATGCGGCGGGGCACGACAACCACCTACATGCGGAATATACCCCCATAACGTCCTAGGATGGCCTTATTTTGATTTCATGATTCTGGACGTAGCAAACGAAGAGGCAAAATGATATGGCCTTAAAATCAATCGTAGGCGGTTTGGAGGCATGAGTATATCCCTGGATGCCCTCATTGAAATGACGGCGCTTGACGGGATGGCGCTCAAGGCGATCATTCAGCGGCTAGAGACGGGCAGGATACGGGCGGTGCAGTACGCAGCGCGAGCGATGGCCGATGCGTGCGACCGTGAGATACAACGGCGGCAGACGTGGGAGGGCAGGCATGATCAGACCCAATACAGATAACATGATTATCCAGTGCTACAAGTGCAATACCGTGATCCGCAACCCCATCACCAAGATGATTCAGGCGCACCCGATCTATTGGGATTTGTGCCGAGATTGCCAGGATAAGAAAACGCGCATCGTGCCGCCTGTAGTGACGAAGGGACAAGGCGGTAGCCGGGCATGACCTACGAGGAGGCCAAACAACAACTCGATGCGGGCCACATCATCCGTAAATGTGCATGGCCAGAAGGGATGTGCCTGGACCCGACAAGCGGCGAGATACGGCTATGGAGCAACGGCACATGCCTCGACGTATGGTACGGCGACGACCAGAGGTTGGGAACGGATGGGGAGTGGGAGGTGGTGAAATGAGGCGCCCCGCCGAATTATACCCGCCTTGTGAGATATTAGCGGACGAATTAAAAACCCGTTGTATGACGCCTGCCGGACTAGGATCATTGATCGTCAGCTCAATCATGCATGGCAGAGTCAAGATGGACGATTCGATAGCTACCGCGCTGGAATCTGTACTTGGCATAGATGAGCGGCTATGGATCAATCTCGAAACCCAACATCGGCAATGGATAAGCGAGAAGAGCGAATGACCTATGACTAGCGCCGGTGCCCTGAAATAGCAAAAGGCCGGATGGCCGTCCGGCCCTGCTATGGATAGCGAGAAAATTGGGTAGCGCCCGCGAGTGAAGCTGCCAAGCCTGTGCGGGTGCGAAAGAGATGGCAAATCAATAATTTGTCATGACGCAGCCTCTTTGCGTCAAATCCAAACAATCCTAATGAGGATTTTAGCATGAATAAGATGATGAGACAAGGAGTCCATCAGTCTATTACTGGCCGAGTATCTCAGCATACCATGATGGCCATGCTGATTTTGCCCGTATGCCATGTGAACAACGTTGTAACTTTGCATGGATAGGGCAAGCCATGTCAGATAGTACAAAAGGTCAAGTTTGGCGCCTTAAAGTCGAACCTCGGCATAAGCTAGTCCTCCTAGCAATTGCCGACGCATCAAACGATGCTGGATTTAGCGAAGAGGGAATCAACGCACTCTCATCTAAGACAGGATATTGCAAAAGAAATCTCGTAAAGATAATCGACGAACTCAGTAAGCCACCATACGAAGCCATCGAGATCGTCAGAAAGTCGAAAAAGGGTTCCTATAATCGCTACAGGCTGGCCATAGATCATCTACCCTGCACCCCTCCCCGCAAGCTCATATCATCAAAAAAGATCATAGAAGAACGACATAATGATGAAAATGGATCATGTGCAAAGATTGCACTCGATCAAAAAATAGGGTGCAAAGATTGCACCTCATCCGAAGAATCGGGTGCAAAGATTGCACCTCATTCCGAGATTGGGTGCAAAGATTGCACCTCATTTTCGGACGACGCATATAATGTACCCGCGCGCGCGTGCGCGCGTTTTAAGACTAAAACAAAGAATAAGAATAAGAATATATATACTGGAGATTCTGACGAAGTAAGCCAGGATGGGAAAGAGGTTGACATCGACCCTGAGCCCATCGCCACCCCCGAGCCTGCACCTATCCCTACCAAGACAGAAACCCCGGCTTCAACTCATCACCCTCTTGCCCCCGCCTATGACCCCTTCGCTACTTCATTCGACCAAGAGCAAATCAACATGGCTCGTAAATTTCTCTCTGCTGTGGATGAAGCCCGGGGCGATGTGTTGGGCACTAAGTCCACATTTGCCGAATCCCGCCGGATTGACCCGATTGTGTTTGAAACGATCCACGAGTACGGCCTTCCACTCATGCTCAACATATGCCTGTATCTGCGCCGTGCCAAGAGTACCAAGGTACGCACCGATGACGGTAGCCCTACCCCATTGGCTTCTAACATGCTCGCGCCGTTCAGTATCTGCAAAAACGTCGAGGACCATCGCGTTCGTTGCATGGAATGGCGCGAGAGGTGTCAGCAGATGAGATTGCAACGGCAACAGCGGACATCCGATATCCCGGTTGTGACATAGCAGAGGGGCAGAGGCAATGGATTGGCTCGACATAGGTATTGATATTTCAAAGGCTAAGGGCGGCGGGGATTGGAAAAAGATGCCATGTGCGAGGTGCGATCTTGTCAGGGCGCACCCCGGGCAACCCGACCTTGCCGTCAATCTGGCCGAGGGGTGTTGGCGATGCCATAATTGTGGGTGGACAGGCAAACTTGATGCTAGGCCAAACGGCTTTGTCGACTTGCCGAAACCTCAAAAATCGCACAAGAAGCCCGTTTATCGGTTGACACCACTGCCTGAGAACGTAGTGAAGTGGTTTGCTAAGCGTGGCATACCTGAATCTATTCTGGCTAAAAATTCCATCAGTTATGGCCCTTTCCCATTGGCCCCGAAAGAAAAGCAGGCGATTCAGTTCCCATACATGCGATACGGCGAGGTTGTCAACGTCAAATATCGCACCCATGACAAAAAGTTCTGCATGCACACCGGCGCACAGCTTATCCCCTATCGCCTGGATAGCTTTGCAAGCGATCACATCATCATCGTCGAGGGTGAGATTGACGCATTGTCGGTTGAGTTGGCAGGGTATGACTCTGTGACGTCTGTTCCTAACGGGGCACCTCCGCCAGATACTAAGAACTATGATGCCGCGCTGGATTTCATCAACGCAGCCGAGTCGCTTTTCATGCCGATGAAAAAGATCATTATGGCAGGGGATAACGATACGCCTGGTCGTCGGCTGACTGAGGAACTTGTTCGTCGCTTTGGGGCTGAGCGATGTTGGCTTGTCGATTGGCCACAAGGATGCAAAGACGCCAACGACGTTCTCGTTGCCTATGGCCCTGAAAAGATCAAAGAATGTATCGAGGACGCTAAGCCCTGGCCTATAAACGGTCTCTCATCGATTAGGGATATCGAGCAGCGTCTATGGGACATGTTTAACAACGGTATCTCTCGCGGGCTATCAACCGGTTGGCCAAATCTGGATAAGCTCTACACGATTAGGCCGGGAGAAGTGACCACGATTGGAGGCGTCCCCGGTCACATGAAGTCAACCGTCATGTCTGCCATGATGGTGCATCTAGCCAAAACCTATCAATGGCGATTCTTAGTTTATTCCCCAGAGCATCCACAGGATCGTATGGCGGCAACGATCATTCAGCAATGGGCAGGAAAACCTTTCGGAGGCCCTTATAGCATGTCGCAACAAGAGCTTGCGAGAGCTTACTACGAAAGCGCAGATAGCTTTACGTGGATACTTGGAGAGGATGAAGATCCAACAGTCGATTACCTCCTTTCACTTGCGAAAATAGAGGTTTACCGCAAGGGGATTAAGGGATTTGTGATTGACCCTTGGAACGAGATAGATAGCGCCAGAGAAAAAGGCATGACTGAGACAGAGTTTGTTGCTAAGCATTACAGGAATATACGGAGATTCGCCCAGAATCATGGTGTCCATATCTGGATCATCGCTCACCCAACAAAGTTGCAGAAGGCGCAATCTGGAAAGTATGCAGGAAAATACCCTCCACCTACAGCATATGACTTCTCTGGCGGTGCGAACTTTAGAAACAAAAGTACTAACATACTAACTGTTTGGCGTGATACGGATAGTGATAGCAAGGTTGTAGAAGTCCATGTGCAAAAGGTTAAGTTCCCAGAGATCGGCCATATTGGCGCGACACAGCTACTTTTCGACTACAATTCGGCACGGTTCAGCCCATGCGAACCCGAAGAGCCAAATTATAGCGACAGCGATGAGGATTTCATTGCATGAGCGATGAGATCAGACCAATTCCTACGCGATATGGCGGTGATGATTTTAGAAGTCGTCTCGAAGCCAGATGGGCAATGTTCTTCGATGCGTTAGGGATGCCGTGGAAATATGAGATGGAGGGCTATGATCTCGCCGGGATATGGTATTTACCTGATTTCTGGCTTCCTAACCAGAGCTATTGGATAGAGATCAAGCCTCCACTGGCTGATGGTGAAGGTGTCTCTCATAGCTATATTAGCAGGCTAATGATGCTATCTGATTACACAGAATGCGATGCCATCTTGATCCACGGTCTACCAGGCCGCGCGAGTATCGGCGTGCCTCCCTACCGGGCTTTCCACTTCTACCCCGGCAAGGAGATGGACGACACGCATTTGTGGTGTCAATGCCCAGGATGCGGGGCTGTCGAGATGCAATTCGAGGGGAGATGGCCCCGCAACAGACACGTTTACGGCTGTCCGAGGTATCACACAAGAAAAAGCGGAGCTTACGAAGAAACCAAAGAGTTGCTAGCAGCATACGAGCGTGGCCGCAACCGCGATATCCCGCCGGATCGGCCACGCTAGGCACTACACAGGAGCTATACTATGCCAATTCCCCCGCTCGGTGCTGACTCAGACGGCCAGATCACTGACGCTGACATTATGCGCCTGCAATATGACGTGATGGCGTTACAGGTCCGCATAGGTGAGCTAGAGAACATGATCAGCGAGGGTATATCTGGGATATATACCTACTTGGCTATGTGGCATAGGAACACATCGGATAATCATTACAAGGAAAGGCGAGACCTAGAGGCTGCACATAAGTTCTTTTCAGAGAAATACAACCTCAATCGCTAGAGCACTATATTTTTGCTTGCATAAATATGCGTAGCTGATATACTCTGTCAGAAAGGAGCCGTGAACGATATGCAGCATCAGACTGAGACTCGGGTAAAGAAGAAACTCGGCAGGCCACCCAAGCCCTGCACCGTAGGCGATAATTTCACGCTACGCATCCCCGACGCGATGAGGGCGGAGATTAAAGCGTACTTGGCCGAGCGCCGGGCGGAAGGCCACGAGGGGCACGTGAGCGAGGCGCAGGCGGTACGGGAACTGATCGAGGTGGGGCTGCAATACGTGTGATGCGATGGTGAAGGGTGAGGCAAATGGCGATACAGGTAGCGATGGACTACGAGTCATTCTTGGAGTCGAAACGGTTAGCATTTGACCATGCGGGGTTTGAGTGTGATATGGACACGTTCCCGCAGGCGTTATTTGATTGGCAGCGCAAGGTTGTGCGATGGGCCGTCTTTAAGGGCCGAGCGGCTGTGTTTGCAGATTGTGGTTGCGGGAAGACGCCGATGCAGCTTGCATGGGCCGATCAGGTTGCCCGCCATACGGGTAAGCCAGTGATTATCCTAGCCCCTCTAGCCGTATCGCACCAGACGATACGCGAGGGTGAGAAATTCGGCATCGAGGCTTGCCGGGCTGATGGCGATCATACATCCATGATCCACATCATCAATTATGATCGCATGCACTATATTGACCCAGAGTTATATGGCGGCATCGTTGCGGATGAGTCGAGTTTACTCAAAAACCTCATGGGCAAGATGCGTCGGCAGATAACGGAGTTTGCGAGCTTTATTCCTTATCGGTTGGCTTGTACTGCCACGCCAGCCCCTAATGACTTGCCTGAATTGCTTATGCATAGCGAGTTTTTAGGGGTGATGCTGTACAAAGAGGTGATTGCTAATTTCTTCAAGCAGGACGGCAATAGCTCGAATAAATTCCGGTTGCGTCGCCATGCTGTTGACGACTTCTGGAAGTGGGTAGCAACGTGGGCGGTTGCTTTCCGCAAGCCAAGCGATCTCGGCTACGACGATGGGCCGCTTATACTGCCTGAGATTGAATACCACATGCACGAGATCAAGACAGACCCTCGGAGCCGTGATACGCTTTTGCCCGTAGCCGCACACACGCAGCAAGAACGATTAGGGGCAAAGCGGGCCAGTATCTTTGGGCGCGTTGAGGCATGCGTGGATGTCGTCAAGAGCCTCGATGAGCCGTGGGCGGTATGGTGTCATCTCGACGATGAACAACGGGCGCTAGAGCGGGCATTGGGCGATAAAGCCATCTCGATCTATGGGTCACTCAAGCCGGAGCAAAAAGAAGAGCGTTTGATTGCGTGGCTACGGGGCGAAAAGCCGATCTTGATCAGCAAGCCGAGCATTACGGGATACGGCATCAATATGCAGCACTGCCACAATACAGCGTTTGTAGGATTAAACGATTCCTATGAAATGCTCTACCAAGCGATACGCCGATTCTATAGATTTTTTCAGCAGCACAAAGTCAATGTCCACATCTTTAGCGCGGATACAGAAGTTGCGGTACTTGAGAATATCAGACGAAAAGAGACCGAATCGACGCAGATGATTGACGAGATTATTGGCAAAATGCGCGGTCTATCTTTGGAATTTCACGCTGTCCGGGAGGAGATGAAGATGGAATCGAAGATATTCGAGGGCCCAGGATGGATGATCCGGCAGGGCGATTGCGTTGACTTAATTGACACGATGGACGACGACGCTGTAGGTCTGGCTGTATTCTCGCCGCCGTTCCCCGCGATGTATGCTTACACTAACTCGCCTCACGATATGGGTAATACGACCAATATGCAGCAAATGCTGGATCAATTCCGTTACCTTGTGAGCGAAGATAAGCTTCTAAGGGCAATGATGCCAGGCAGAAGTTGTTGCATCCACCTTACCCAGACGCCAATATTTAAGTATCTTGACGGGCATGTGGGCATTAGAGACTTCCGTGGCAAGGTCATTAGTATAATGGAAGATGAAGGATGGATATATTACGGTGAGGTTTTGATTGACAAAGACCCTCAGTTGAGGGCTATACGAACGAAGGATCGGGGGTTGCTCTTTAAGACCCTAGCGAGTAATGCCGAGCACATGCACATGGCTTTAGCCGATTATCTCTTGCAGTTCCGCAAGCCCGGAGAGAGTCCTGCCCCTATAAAAGCGGGCATATCCAAGAGATACAAGAACGAGGATGGCTGGATTACGCCTGAAGAATGGATCGAATGGGCCGCGCCTGTCTGGTATAAAAAGACAGCGCACTATCCTGGTGGTATCTCTGAGACCGATGTGCTTAACACGCTAGAGGCAAAAGAAGTAAATGACGAAAGACACGTGTGCCCATTACAGTTAGGGGTGATTGAAAGAGCTATAAAACTCTGGTCTAACCCTGGTGATTTAGTACTGGACCCATTTAACGGCATCGGCAGCACAGGATACAAGGCATTGCAGCTTAAGAGGCGATATGTGGGCTATGAGCTAAAACCTAGCTATGTCGAGACATCTCTGAAGAACATGGACCGAGCACTTGCCAATGTGAAGCAGATGAGTCTTCTGTAGTCCATGCGCCTGCAAGTTGCTGGCTATCTCCCTCGTCGTCAGCCGATAGCCGTCTACGTCCGCACAGAGTCGGTTGGCGGCAGGGAGGTCATACGCGATACAGCACCGATCACGCGACGATTCGTAGGCCAGCCGCTAGATAATCTCGTGCGATGGCTGAGACGGAATGGGCAGGTTGATGTGTTTGATTTAGATGAGACAACAGGGGGTTAAATGGCAATCACGATTCGTCCGCATGTCCCAGGATTTGTTGATGGACTACAGCCAGAGCCATACGTTATAGGCAGCCTTGATGCTCTTCTGGAACTGCCCTGCGTGAGAGCGTGGGCAGAAGACATCGCGCCGCCGTTCTATCGCTTCAGTTTAGCGAGACCAGAGGGGCTGGAAGACGGAACGGCTCTCTTGATGGCCGAGATGGATGAGGGACGCGAGTGGTATGTAGTAGGGTATTTGCAGAGTGATGAGGATATAGATTTACCGATCTGGGTAGCTAAGGAATAGGGAGTTGATATGATTCTGCATACGATGATAGAGAAGTTCAAAGCATCAAAGCCTGAGTCTGTAAATGACCTTATTTGTGACATGAATGGATATGATATTGTTATATTTGGAGATATGCTAAGGCATTGGCGTACTGTTAAATCTGTAGATTTTAATCACACCTATAAGAAAATTATTCTCTCTATTGACCCTCTACCTACTGGCAAAGAGGAAGGTAGAGCCAAGGATGCTCATGCAGAGCCTGAGATAGATGCTCTAACTCGTTGGCGCAAGATCGGCACCGACCTGCTAGACATCTGCGCCGATGGTATGGAAGAGCTGATTGCGTGGGGCAAGGGCAGGGGGGCGAAGTAGCCGTGGCAATGAGCAAGCGACAGAAAGACCGACATGAATGGAGGTAGGCAGTGACTGATTTGGTTGAATATAAATACCGAATGCTATCAGAATTAGATGCGAGTCATAATAAGAATTGGGAAGGTTCTAGCAAAATCCTCCTAATGTATAGGATGGCGAGAGGCTGTAGTCGTGATGAAATTATTGGAGCTATAAAAGAGATAATTAAAGATGCCGATGAGCAGCCTGCCATATTGGCAGAACTTTTACATATTGCAATGGCATTAGATATTGCACAGATTGATGAAGATGTCATTGCCCTTAGGAGCAAGTCTATCTCGAAAGAGAGTCCTCTATGTGATGCAATCAGGAATTATGAAGCCGCTATTAAAGTTGCTTGTCTTCCTGGTTTGGGCTAGTTGTGGCTGCCACAAAGAGACAGAGAGATAGGATCAGATGGGCAGCGTATCTCGATATTATTGCCAACGGGCGCAGTGCCTATGGCGATAAACTGCGGGCGGCGAATCGACGTGTCGAGAAGCGTAAGCGTACACAGTTCCGCCATGAGCGTTAGGGAAGTGAGGAGCCTATAACAGTGACTTATGATCGCCAGGACGCTACGAAAACGGCCGCATCACATCTAGGCGTTGGCGGATGGTTGTGGATTCAGGATAACCGTAATCATCTGCCCAAGAATACTTGGGTTGCTGCCACTGATGATGGAATGGTTGCGTCGCAGCCAACAATAGGCGAGCTAGAGGCATGTCTTCGCCAGAAACAGATGGATCCATCGGCTGTATGCATTGCATTCATCGGAGCTGTATAGGCATGGTGCAAGCAATCATATGCGGCGGCAGAGACGAGTTTATCGACCCCCGTGGCATAGCGATCCTCAACGCCTTGCACGCCAAGTATCACTTCACCGAGGTCGTTCATGGTGGTGCGCGTGGCGTTGACCGAGACGCGCACGCCTGGGCTAAGAGCAAGGGCATCCCGGTCAAAGTGATGCTGCCGACCTATGGCGAATACCCCGACCGGATGGCTCCGATCAGGCGAAACACTGAGATGGCTGCATACGTCTCAGACGATGCGATATGTATTGCGTTCCCTGGGAACAACGGCACGGCGGACATGGTGAGGAAGGCGAAGAAGCGCGGGCTTACGGTCATATTTGCGAACGAGATGGGGTTGTAGGGTATACTTTTGGGTAGGAGGTTCAGTCTTTGCACTCGCGCTGTATCATCTGCCATGAATGGTCGCGTATCCCGTGGTATCGAGATTGCTGTGATGATTGCGAATCGTGGTCAATCTGGCATCTCGCTCGACAACTCTATCCCGCGCCGAAAGGGTAACCCATGCCCATCGCCACGCTGACCGCCTATGCACCTCTCGCCTATGTTCTGATCGGTGCCATTGTTGCAGGGGCAATGGTCGCCATCGCGTTTTATGCCTACCGGATTTATCTATGCTCAGCGGCATACGTGGCGCTGTGCTATGCCGAATGCGAGGCATGTGAGGCGGCGCATGCTGGGGATGACGAGGGCTACGACGACGAATATCATGAGTCTTGGAAGCACAGGAATTGAGAGGCATTCGATCCGCATGAATCAACTCGATTATGTCGGCTATAACCCGAGCGAATATGACCTTGATGATCTCCCCGACGAGGTAGACACCACTCGCCCCATTGATCCTCGCGTAGAGATCATTCGTAAACTCGCAGCAGACCCGAATGTCACCAAGCGCATGGCAGCGAGAACGGCTCGCATCGGTGAGCATCGCATGAATGACCTGATGGACCGCTACGGCATCGATTGGGTCTACATGCGGCCCCTGAGAGGGCTGCGCTACAAAGGCAACAACGAGGGGCCTACAGTCATCAAGGCGGGCGAGAAAGCGCAGGCAGGGCAGATTGCTCGCAGGCGTAGGCGGGGCAGCAAGTGGGGCTTCCCAGGCCGCGACGCGCTCGTGCAGCATTTGGTATACTCAATGGCCCCCAACGCATGGTTGCACTCGCTATACGACCCGAGTGCAGTAACCGACGACGAGATGGATGACGAGTAGATGCGGTATTTTTCTGGCTTAATATTGGCGATATGTCTCCTGGCAGTATGGGTTCCGGCTCAAGCACAGCAACTCGCGTTCCCTACGGCTGAGGGATTTGGCCGGTTTGCATCTGGGGGTCGTGGTGGTGTTGTCTGTAAAGTGACGAACCTCAATGACAGCGGTACGGGTAGCTTGCGGAGTTGTTTACAGCAGACGGGTACGCGCACGATTATCTTTACAGTTGGCGGGACGATAACGCTAAGCTCGCAGATTGGTAGCATAAAGAGCAATGTGACGCTAGCATGCCAGACAGCACCGGGCGATGGAATTATGATCAAGGGACCGCCAGTCAGCGGGGCGCTCGGGTTTCAGGCCACAAATAATGTCATTGTGAGGCATTGTCGCATACGGGGGCCTGGACGAACGTCTCCCATCACGGACAATACCAACGGGGTTTCTGCGGGGCAGGGGCCAGGGATAAACTATGTCATCTTCGATCATATCTCGGGTGGCTGGAGCACAGACGACTTTTGGTCTTGCTCGTCGCTAACCGACGGAGCCAATATCAACTGTACGCTCCAGTGGTCATTTATCTCGGAGACGCTCAAACAGGTTTCAGCAGGCGGTGCGGGGTCGGCAGGTGGTAGTTGGGTTGGAGGTGGGCAGACGTCGGATATACACACCTCGTATTTGCACAATTTGTTTAGCAATATCGCCAAGCGTACACCGACGGTAGGCGCAGATTACACGCAGATTATCAACAACGTGGTCTATATGTGTGAGTCGCAGTGCATCTACGCCTGGGCAGAATACGATGCTATCCACGCTGATATTGCATATAACTGGCTCAACCGGGGCGCATCCAATATCCTGACCGTCGGCTGTGGATATGCTAGCAGTTGGGAATGCAAGCCAGAGGACCAGGCAGCATCGGATTATTTCATCAAGGGGAATGTGCATACGGTTAGGCGCCCGGATGCATCGACGGGGTCAGAGTTTGCCATGGTAGATATCGGGGGACAGGCCTACACGATGCAGTCGACGAACCGTGTATCTGGTGGTCCGGTTATTCCTACTGAGACCACTGCTGTAGCCTCTAAAGCCCAAGTCATTGCTCGGGCTGGCGCAACGGTGCCTAAGCGCGATCCCATTGATAATAAAGTCCTCGGGTACGTCAATAATAACACGGGTGGCATCTGTGGCACGGGAAACCCGCCGCCGATAACGATTGAGAGCTGTGTACAGTTCCCTCCCTACGCAAGTGCTGCGGCTCCTGCTGACTCTGACAATGACGGCATCCCGGATACGTGGGAAACACAGCATGGTCTCAACCCTAATAGCCCTGTTAATGACCTTGATGGCCCCAAAATAGCTTCGAACGGCTACAGCAATTTAGAGAACTATCTCAATGAATTAGCTGGCGATACCGTGCCTACGGTTTCAGTGCCTACCCCTGTCGCTAAATACGAGTTTGACAATTCGGCAGATGACGCATTCGGCAACTACAACGGAGATTTGCTTGGATGCCCGCTATTCACTACGGGCAAGATTGGCCAGGCGATATCGCTCGATGGGTCACATGACTATGCCCAGATTCCTCATGCCTCCGCGCTGAATCCCTCGACAGCTATGACGATCTCGGCATGGGTGAAGATGGATACCCTCGACACCAATACCAGCTTTGGCGACACGATTCTGATGAAGGGCGATTGGAATTTCAGCAATAGCTATTTCCTCGTGTTCTACCAGAATAGTCTTCGGTGCGGGATGGGCCGGGCTTGGAATGCCACGCTGACTTATGCCTCAAGCAATTTCAATCCCAACCAGTGGTATCACATCGCGTGCAGAGCCAGCTCAAGCGGCCATGCGATATTTGTCAACGGGGTTAGCGTGGCATCGAATACGACGACCGCGCAGGCGATTACGAATACCAACTCGCTGATTATCGGCGCGAATGTCTCGACGACAGTGGGGCAATTCGATGGCCTCATTGATGATGTGCGGATATATAACACGTCGCTATCGAATTCGGACATTCAGGCGCTTGCAACTGTATCGCCATAAGTTCGCAATTTGATGCATTTTAAAGCGCAATGTGTCATAATTAGTTGACATCTCTCGACGCATCAGAAAACAAAATACGCGGTACTTAGAGCGGCCCTCCCATGCAGGGCTAGCCCACTCAGGCCGGAGCAATACCCCAGATTAGGGGTGCTCCGGCCTTTTTTATTTTGTGAGGCAGCATACAAATGGGTGTTTTTCTGTTGATTCTGCAAATTCTCCCTGCGTTAGTTTCGTCTGTCAAAAGCGTAGTCGACATTATTGACCAGCAAGGCGCAGGCCCCGAGAAAAAGAAGCTAGTGATGGATGCGGTTGAGTCTTGCATTGATACGTGCCAACAAAGTGACCCTCAATTCGCCGCCGTAGACCGTGGCAAGTTGATGGCTGTGGCCAGCACGGTTATTGACAATACGGTAGCGATTAAAAATGCGAGCATGGTGGCGTAATGGCAGAGCAAACAGGCATTCCATCGTGGGTGTTGACGCTGATCGGGTTTGTTCTAGCCGTGCTGGGGTTCTTCTCTGCCAATATGCCAGCAGATACCCCTGAATGGGCACGGCTCCTTGTGGGCGCTGTCTTGGCAGGTGCGACGGCTGTGGGATTCTATTCGCATCCCGGGACTGGCACTAGGGCATCAGAGTAGGGCTATGACCAATCAACGGCTCATCGTATTTGAGGGGCTCAACGGCTCCGGCAAGACCTCGCAGGCCAGGCGCCTCATGCAGCGGTTGCGTCAGTCTGGGCTACGTGTCGTGTTGCACAAAGAGCCGAGCTGGAGTTACTTCGGTCGCCTCGCTAAATATGCTGAGGGCCTCGACCCGTGGGTGGAGACGGGGCTGTATATGGCCGACCGAGCGGCGCAGGCAGGGATACAGGACTATACCCCGTGCGACATTGCCATACAGGACCGTTACTACTACTCGACGATGGCCTATCAGGGTGCGAAGGGGGTCGATATTCAAGTGATTTATCAGCTCCACCAGGCATGGGCGCTGCGTCCTGACCTTCTGATTTATCTCGATTTGGAGCCTGACCTATCCATCAAAAGGCAGGATAGGCACCGTCATTCTGAATTTACGCGCTCTGCTGGATACCTCGAAAGAGTCCGCGAGATATACCGCTCGATGAGCACAATGCCGGGGTGGGTCGAGATCGACGCATCTGAGAATGAACTCGAAGTAGAACGCCAAGTGTGGGCACAGGCCGTGCTGAGTCTTGGCCTTGAGAATTTAGGTTAAGAGGTAGTTTATGCGACCGTTTGATGAGATGGAACCCGAGTGGCCAAGCGGCAAGGTACAGGACTTCATGTATAACCTGAACCTACAATTGCTTCGCGGTAATGCGGTAGTGACATCGGTCCTTTATGAACGCGGCCCCATCAAAACCGAGGTGCGGGCTGAGATGGTATATCGTTCCAATCCTCAACAAACCTTTCATTTTCCGGTGACCAACGAGATTACAGACCACGATATTGAAAGCTCAGACGATATCGATAAAAGCGCCGACGACTGGGTGCATAAGTTTTCTAGCGATCTCAAGGAAAAATTCTGGGATTACGTCTGGCAGCACGGATTCTAACCTCACATGAGATCTGTATGAGAGTGTTCAGCGCCACGTTGGCTGTCGCATTATTCATTTTGTGCTGCGTAGATTATTACGCCAGGGCTAATGCTGCGACTCCCAGTTTCCCGGGTGGAATGCCTGCTATAAGCTACCCGTCGGTCATGACGATCGTACCTACGCCGGGCAACGTGGTTCTGACTTTACCGGACAAGGTGGGGTCAAACCCCTACTATCTAGGCGGTACTGTGGACTGGAATGCGACGTGTGATTCATCTGTGCCGATCCAATCCATGCAACTCTTGGCTGATGGGTCTCCCGTGGGAACGCCTGATACTATACCCCCATTTTCTGGTACTTGGACCGCACCCTATACCTCTGATGCCAGCGTGACGGTGAAGGTCCGTTGCCTAGATGTAGATAATCATTATACAGACTCATCAGCACAAATGGTCATGATAGATGTCACTCCGCCATCTATTGATAGCTCCTCGCCAGAATCTGACCAATATGTCTCCAACACACTACCATGGAGTGTTGAGATGTCTGATGAGAATTCTGGCGTGTCGGGAGCCCAACTCTATATAAACGATAGTGCGGTTGGCATAATAGATAGTACAAGCCCGTTTGAGGGCACCTATCCACTCACTCAGGCAGATGGTACGGTACTCCAGGCGAAGATCAAATTGCTCGATAATGTCGGCAATAGTGTTTTTGCCGAACCTGTAGCCATAACTGTAGACAATTCGGCCCCTACGGTATCCATCACATCGCCTAGCGCCGGAACGTATAGCGGTACCATTAATCTCACGTCTAATCCAGCGGACACCGTCTCTGGCATTGTCGCGGTTGAATATTATTGGGGGACTGCCCTGCTTGGCGAGGTGACAATAGCTCCCTGGGCTCTATCATTCAATACTACCCAAAGGGCGAATGGCACCGCCCTCTTGACGGCTAAGGCGTATAATGGCTCTGGACTCACTGCGACCTCTGCCGGCGTTTCGCTTACGATAAATAATATTATTGCCCCCGACACGCAGCCCCCTGGTATTGTCACGACCATATCGGCAGCGCCAAACTCTACGTCTCCCTCTACAGCCATCGATCTCAATTGGAGCGCAGCCACCGATAATGTGGCAGTCGATCATTATCATGTTCAGCATTGTTTGGGTGTTTGCAGTGGGTCGACAGATTCCTGTTCTCCGTGGATATTTATAGGCGATACCTCGCTAACTACATTTACAGATTCTGGGCTGACCCCGAATACATCTTACTGCTATCGCATGTGGACATATGACACATCTGGGAATATATCTACAACGCCCTCCTTCCGTACTTCTACTGTCACCCAGTCATCGCCAAGTGGTGGCGGCACGGTTAATGCCGTTGCTACGATTGGATCTAATCCTAGCGTTATTACAACAGGCCAAAGTACAACCCTGACATGGTCATCGATGTACGCTAGTTCTTGTGCGGCGACCACGGCGGGTGCATGGACAGGGGCTAAGTCAACGAACGGATCGTTTGCGGTATCTCCAACTAGTACAACCAATTACATCATTACCTGCCAGGGAGATACGGGTGTACCCTTTAGCGATTCTACGACTGTCGTCGTCAACACGGGCACTCAGTATTACGTTTCGACATCGGCATCAGCCAGTGATAGCAATCCCGGAACGATCAGCCAGCCCTGGAAAACGATCAGCAAGGCGAATGGCGCACTCCAAGCCGGGCAGACGGTGTGGATTAGAGGCGGTACTTATTATCAGCAAATTCAACCCACCAACAACGGCAATGCCAGCGCGTATATTTCCTACTTAGCGTATCCTGGAGAGACCGCCATCATCCTGAGAGATGGCAGCGGAGGGGCCGGAACAAGCGGCAATGGGGCAGACCTGACTGGAAAATCATATATCGTCATTGCGGGCATGCATATCAATAATGTGAGTGGAACGGCAGTGCTGATTGATTCAGGCAATCGCAATATCATACGCGATAACGTGCTCACCCAAACAAATATCACTGGTGGCGGCAACGCTATACGCTGGAGCGGTGATTATAATTTGATCCGTGGTAATCAGTCGGTTGCTAACGACATCACAACACAATCCTGCACAAATAATTGCAAGGGGTACCAGGATTGTTTTCGCCCACTTGGTGGCGCTGATCACAATTTAGTTGAGGATAATGATATTGGCAATTGCAGGCATGTCGCTCTTAACGCAGCTTCTAGCGTAGGCAACCCAACTCATCATAATATTTACAGACGAAATAAAATTCGCAATACGTGGCATTCAAATGTGGCTCTGTATTCATCTCAATTTGATGTCTTGGAAGATAATATAATTCTCGATTCAGGAATTATTGCCACGCAAAATGGCTGGCTCTATGGGACCAATGCCTCTAGAGCCGCTGGGGATCAGTCAGGCATTCAGACTGGAACAGGTAATGCATCTGGTGCGCAATCTTCTACTCAGTATGTTTTAGCACTCGGTAATATCATTCGCCGAAATTCACTCAATAATAATGGCCAAATTTCTTTTGACCAAGGCACTAAGGAACAGTGCTGGGCACATAATGTTATTTATAATACTGACCAGAATGGTATGTATAGGAACAGTTCTTCCCCCGCTTATCTTGATGTATTGAATAATATTTTTCTGAACAATATATACAATTCGTTGGGGAAGAGCGATATCTGGTTTGGAGGTCAGGAAATCAACGGACGCTCCGAGAATGTCTGGCGCGGGAATGACATCATAGATGATGTTAGGTATGGCGGCGACCCTGATCCAAACCCAACCAATCTCGGTACTGTGCTTTCTGTTTCTTCTTTGCAGTCCAGCCTCCCCAATAACTGGTCAAATAATATCACCTCAGCCGTAACGTTTGCCTCTGTCAACGATAGCGACTTTCACCTGACGTCCTCTGCTCAGCTCAATGCAGGAGTGTTTTTGGCGACCATTACATCTGCGACAGCCTCAAGCCCGACATCAACGTTTGTGGTCAGCGATGCGCGGTGTTTTTCTGATGGGTATGGTATACCGGGGTACAAGGGCGACCTCATCATGACGCAGACCGGGAAAAAAACGGCCAGGATTACCAATATCGATATATCGACAAGGACTATTACAGTAAGCCCTGCCATCACATGGACACAGGGCGAGGGCATCTCATATATCTATTTGGGCTCGGCTCCTGATATCGGTGTCTTTGAGCAATAGCAGGATAATATATGTATACACCTCTCTATTTGGGCAATTTTACTATTAATTTTACAGGCTGTGATGGGAGCAAAGATACAGATGGGCAGTTTGATGGCCCCAATGCGGGGCTTCCTAAAATCATCGAAACCTATGCAGGGTCATCGGTTTACCGCATTCATCTCGCGGGATCGACAGACCATGACGGCCCGTTCCCCAACGAATGCCAAGTCGGCGACCGTATCCGCGTTTGTGGAAGGAGTTAGCATGCCCACGGCACTCTATCGCATCGATGGCGGCGAAGTCCTCAAAATATCAGTGGCGGGGCAATCGTTCTCTGAGTCCGACCCTACCTACTTCGGTGTTTTAGTAGACCCAACACTAACCGATGGGCCCGATGTTACCGAGGTCGTAGACGGCGTACTTGGTCCGATGCGCGTACTCGGGTTTGCCAAGATTGCCCTACCTGGCAGCAACACCATCCGCAACGCGACGCAGGGCGAGATTGACGCCTTTGCCCCAGCAGAGGCCGCCTGGCGCGATGCTCTTGACGCAACACAGGCTCTGACTTCTATCAATAACCATCCGAGGTGGCGCAAAGTGTTTAAAGCGTTACTCAAGCGCCTAATCAGTTTGTTTAATGCGACGAATGGCAAAACGAATGCGATGATTACACAGTGGGAGCAATATAAGACTGACTTAGCTGCGGCTGGAAGTTTAGCGGCAATCAAAACCGCAGTGAATGGATACTCTCATATCAACCCGAATCTGCCCGACAGTTTGACGCTCCAGAACGCAATTGACGCATTGCAAAACGATGTGTCATCGAGCGATTAGAGATTATATGTTGCCACTCATCCAAATTCTGGTTCTCATTCTGGTCATGGGCCTGATCGCGTGGCTAATGACGCAGATACCCTTGCCCCCATCGTTGCTATGGTTGCGCACGGTTGCGATTGCCGTTGTGGTCATCATTATGATCGTTTATCTGCTGTCGTGGGTGGGCTTATTGCCATCTGGCCATTTGCAGCTAAGGTGACCTATGCCTCAGACCTATCAACAATTTAGAGTCTGGGAAGCGGGGTTGCTCATCCCAAGCTATGCGGGTGACGCGGGTGGCGAACGAGGGCTATCAGGCGACATCATCACCGTGCGTGAGCCAACGAATGGCGTAGGTCTCCGCGAGATGGGGCATTTGCTCTACCTCCGCATCGATGGGCTGGACGACTACGACATGCAAGCCCTGATGGAGCCGCTCTATGAGGGCGAGACGTGGTACGACAAGCGCCGCTATTGCATCCCGTTTGAGCGGCTCAATGAACTCCACCCGCTCGATTTTGACCGGCTCTATGACGTGAGCGATGTCTATCAGCCGTTCCTCCATGTTGATTCGGAGACAGGGCTGTACCTCTTCGATGCGCATGTGTTCGATGTCGATGGGCTCGTGTTTGACAAAATGACGCAGACTTACATCTAGGATGATGTGATGGTATCAGCCCGTAAAAATGGCGTCAATGAGGTCGTCAACACATTTGGCGCGAGTGGCCACGGTCGCGACTACACAGACCTCGCTGTCTACGAGTCTGATACCGATGTCAACATGGTTAGCAATAATGTCTCGTATACCATTGAGGGGTATACAGATTCAGCAAGCTATAATCAGCGCTGGCTCCCTATCGGTGGAACCACAGACGCAACCCACTTCCGCAAAATTCGAGCAGCCGTAGGCCATAAGCACACTGGCGTCTATGGCACCGGATTCGCGCTCTACTACACGGGCGACTCCGATGTTGTCAACCTCGGCAATGAGAGCTATGCCGCTGCTGAAGACCTGGATGTTAAGCTTACAAATAACTCGACAAACGAGCGCCATGGCTATAGATGTGCAGGGACTGGTAATAGGGTTATTGGTTGTATTGCCAATAATTGCGTTAATTCTGGGACGGAAAAAAACCACGGGTTCTCATGTGCGGGCACCGCGACTTATGTTTTCGTAGATTGCCTAGCCCACAATAATGAGAAGCGCGGGTTCCACGCCAGTTCAGGGCATGTTGCCTATATCTACAACAGCGTCTCAGCTAGCAATGGCGACTATGGGTTTGCTGCGTCAAATACGTCGTCGATGTATTGCTATAACTGTATCGGGGTTAGCAATACGAATGGTGGATTCCTAGTTACCGGAACGAATGGCGACTACAATTCCTCGGGCGATACAACAGCTCCAGGCGCGCATAGTAGGCACAGCCAGACTTTCACGTTCGTCGATGTCAGCAATAAAAACTACCATCTAAGTCTTTCCGATACCGGCGCGTTAGGGTATGGTACCAATCTCAGCGGCGACTCGATTTACCCCTTCGATGACGACGTAGACGGCGAGACGTTTGCAACCTGGGACATCGGGTTTGACGAGCCTGAGCAGCCTGTCAGCATCAATTTGACGCCTGTTGTAATCTCGCTAACGCCGCCCGCTGTGAGCATTTCTGAGTCCATCACGCTAAGCCCCGCAGACATTAATTTGACTGTCCCGACGCTTGGGCGAGCTGAACAAGTGCTGATGGCTCCGGCAGTAATCACAGTTGACAGCCCAGCCGTAGGCATCAGCGAGGCGATACCCCTCACGCCTGTCAATATTATTGTCAATGTCCCTGGGCTGCTCACATCCTCTGTGTTCCAACTGAACCCAGTTGTCATCTCGTTATCGGCCCCGTCTACGAGCATTTCCGAGTCTCTCGGGTTTGGCCCCGCTAATCTTTCTGTCTCTCCGTTGCAGACGACATTTTTCGAGTCCATGAATCTGGGGCCAGCGTCCATATATGTCAGCGTTCCTGGGTTCAGGCCTCTGCAAGCGTTTACGATGACGCCGGTCAGGATCAATCTGTCTTCGCCAGCAACGCATGTTAACGAGACGATCTCACTCAATACGACTACGATATCCCTGTCTGTTCCCGCCATGCCGTTTAGTGAGGTATTTTACCTAACACCCCCGGTTATCTCTCTAGGCGTGCCTGCAACAGACTACTATGAAACAATCGATCTCGTACCTGTCTCTATTGACCTGATCTTGCCGACTACTCATGTGTCTGAAGCGATTGATCTCACCCCCGCGGTCATAACCGTCAATATTCCGACGCTTGGCATGCTGGCCGGACTCCTGTTTCATTTAACGCCTGTCATGCTATCGCTGACTATCCCGAGCACAGATCGCTATGAGATGATTGACATATCTCCTATTCCGATCAGTGTGACGAGCCCGACAGTAACTGTTTCTGAGACTATGAGCCTAGCGCCCGCCTCTGTTTCCCTCTCTGTTCCTAGTATGGTGAGCCTTGACGAATATATCGAGTGTGACCCGGTAACTATTGGCGTTTACGCGCGCAATTTTGGGCTCAATGAGACGATTGATTTGTCTCCCGTTCCAATCAGTCTCATCGCGCCACCCACTACTGTCCTCTGCACAATTGGCCTATCACCTATCGTTATATCTCTGGCTGTCCCGCCGCTGTCATTCGAGGAACTATTCGAGTTTTTCCTCACGCCTGTACTGATTAGCCTGTCAGCGCCATCTGTCTCTATTGCCGAGACAGTAGACTTGTCGCCTGCGACGATATCTCTTATCGTCCCTGAAATGACGTATCATCGGCCCATCTACCTCACGCCTGTCAACATCTCCATAGGCGCGCCTACTCAGGCACTCAATCTCATCGAGCAGGTGCCCCTATCGCCTGCCGTGATTGGTGTCAGCTCGCCATTCATGACGATAGATGAAATTGTTGCGATGGGGTTTGCCAGGATCAGGGTTATACCTCCTACGATGTTTATTGGGCTAACACCTCCTGCCCAATATGGAGGGGTACTGATCGATAGCATTATATTTACACCGACCGTCCTCGTTACTAACATTGAGCTAATTGAACCCGATGCGTAGCAGGAGGTAAGACTATTACATTTGTGTCGGTGCAAAACTAAATAACTCTGGTATCGAGATCGCCTTGTCCTTTGTGACAGGGTAGACCCCTTGGGCCAGCAATACCTCTAATGGGGATGTTGCTGGCCCTTTTTTATTTTAGGAGATATGACATGGCCAACTTTGCCTATACCAAAGTGACGAATAAGCTCGCTACCGCTGCCCTCAATATGAGCACGGCTGATATTCGCGCACTTGCCGTCATGACCAATACGACCGCTGACACCGAAAAAGATGTGAACTTCATTGCTGACTTCACGACTCTGGACGAGTTTAACGGCGCGAACTATGCCCGCACGACATTTGCTACGCAGACCGTGACGCAAGACAACGCCAATGATCGCACTGAGCTAGACACCGAGGATATCGCTTATACAGCGTTGGGCGCGGGCACACGGCAGATGGCCGGCCATGTCATTTATGTCCATGTTACAAATGACTCTGATTCCTATCCCATCGCGTTTATTGATGACAATATGCCGTTCACTGCACAGGGAACAAACGTGACGTTCGTCGTCAATACTGAGGGCCTTATCCAGATTAGCGCGTAACCTGAACTGAGATACTGTGATGGAAGCCTATCTTTACGGCAGTGACCATCTGCTCAAAATCACCAATGCCCGCTCGGCGTCGACGGGCGACCCGATCAATGATGCGACTGTTCAGGCGACGCTGTACCGGCGTGGCACGACGACCGAGGTGACGGGCCAGGCGTGGCCTGTTTACCTGTTCCACGTCATCGGCAGCGATGGCGATTATCACGGGCAGATCGACTACTCGCTAGATGTGGGGGTAGATGATCTGCTGGACCTCAAGCTCGTTTTCAATGGCGGCGAGGGCTTTCATCGGCAATGGCTTAAGGCCGTTCGCGTGGTCGAGGGTTCGCTGCCGTAGATAGATATCTATGCCTCATTTCGCGCCCAAATCGGTGACGCTACAAAATGACCAGTTTACCGTAACGCGGTATCAGGTCTATTTGCGGACGCTCGCCATTGACGGCATACAACCGGGTGGGACATCTACGATCAGCGCCGGTGATTTGAGTGCGGCTGACGTAGATAAATCCATCCGGTCTGTGGCGTGGCAGTTTTACATCCTGTCGGCACAGACTGGCACAACTGACAATTTGTCCTCTATTCTGGGCATGCAACAGGGTGACGTGATCGTCGTCCTAGGCGCGACGGGCCACACCATCACAGTCAAACACTCACCGGGCAATATACGCCTAGCGGGCGGTAGAGATTTTGAAATTACGCGATTCTCCAGCCTTATGCTCTGGCATACGGGTACTGATATTATTGAGTTTGGCGGTCGTACTACGATTCCCTAATACGGCTTACGCTCAGACGTTTACCCCGCCTAAGCAGGGCGCGAATGTTCAGGGCGGCGACGTGTGGAACACAGACGGCTCCAGCAAAGTCCCGCCGATGTATAGCGCTGTGCCTACCGGTGCGTGCACGACGGGTACGTCTCGCAAGGTCAACAATGCGGGTGTGGCGCAGAGCTATCTATGCATCAATAGCGCATGGGTATTAGAGAGTGGTGGGGGTAGTGGAGGTGCACCGGCTCAAGGGTTGGAAGAGAATTTCCTCGTCAATCCCCGCATATCAACTGCGGTAGACTCTGCCAATTATTTTGCTATCGGCCCAAACGAAGAGAATGAGTGCCGATTTTGGTTTGATCCGACGAATGGTTGCACGATTAGTAGCATCACCGGGGGTCGAGATGGGGGATTTAACCTCAACATACCTAATGGCCAGGTTGGGAACATTCTCGGTGCAGGGGCACCGCTTCGCACAACGACCTCCACAGGCCAAACCACGCTATTCCTCGGCGCGCGTGAGTATCACCCCTATATATTCCCAGCGGGGTCATGGTACATCGCGAGTTCTGCATGCGCGCGGTCTGAGATTGCGCTGGCTTCGGGAGGCCCTGAGTCGATCATTGTGACATGCCCAACGTCGATCAATTCACATTTCCATTTCAATTCGCCGCTCCGTCAATCGATTGCGCCCAATCAGCCCATGACCATTACGATACATGCTAAATCGGATATCGCACTCACATCGACGACAATGGTTTGGGATATCGCAGCGCAGTGCCGAGGGTCAGGCGATGTATACAATTCGCTGTGGGCTGCGGCTCCGACTATCACAGTCAGTTTTGTCTCCTTTCCCGTGAGCCAGAACCAGCATTTTAAGTTCACAACTGCCGCGTTTCTACCCAATGGCCCGTGCGCTAAGGGGGACATGCTCTACGTCCGCGCGGTGCAGGGCTCGGGTACCACAGCAGATACCTCTCATGTCCAGCTTATCAGCGCCGTGGCCGAGGTGCTTCATGACTCGTGGAGTGACCAGTAATGCCGCGCCGCATTGTCGTCATCTCACAGTTTATCTTTCTCGCTATACTCGCGCTCTGCATTTGTGCCATTAAAACTCATGCTGCTCCACCATTCAGCGCCTGGGCCGACAATGGGCAAAATACGGATTTATCTCAGTGCCATGGCGATAAGTGGTATTTTTCGACGCTATCGGGTGCGAGTGATAATAATTCTTGCGATAGCGCATCTCAGAAATGTAGTACGTTCACTAAAATGCGGACTAAGTGGGGACCTGGCGATTGCATGCTCTTTGAGCGCGGGTCTGTTTGGACCAACTCAGACCCCAAGTTCACTATTATGCCCTCTGGCACATCTGGCAACTATACGATATTTGGGTCATTTGGTTCCGGTGCAATGCCGATTATTCAGTGGGATTTTTGCTGCACATATCAAGGCAAATTAGACCCAAACTGGGACAATCGAGATTGGTTCATTGTTGAGCACATTCATTTCAAAAGATTGTTCCGCATTCGTCTCCGCAATGGGGCTGACCATTTTATCTTTAGATGGAATTGGATCGAAAAGAATGACTGGAATGGCATTAAAGTTGATAGGGCCAATAGCGACGATAGCGGGACAGTTTCAGGGGCTGAGCCCCACGACTTTGAAATTTCGGACAATCTGATTCAGGATAGTGGTGAGGTTCCTGACTGCCCAGATGGTGGGTCGGGCGAGGGTATCTACATCTCTGACTCTACTGAATCAAAGATGGGGAGCTATAATTTCCAGATTCTCCGCAATGAGATTAAGGGTACACGCAAAGAGGCGATTGACATCAAGGAACGTGCCCACGATTTTATTGTCGATGGCAATTATATCCACGACAACCCGATGAATGATGATTTAGGAGCTTTCTCTAATGGCCGCGATGATGGGGTGAATGGGCCTGGCGGATTAGCGAATGGCATTATCCGCAACAATCTCATTTTAACTAGCAAGGTCACGCACCCCGATAAGTGTTATGGGTGCACAGACCCTAACGGGTGCATCGTCAGAGGCGACGCGCTCTCTATTGGCAGGGGCGTAACGGCATATAATAACGTCATAGCTGGAAATACTTCGTGGTGTCTATCTCTGCATGATGATACATCGCGCGCTTACCATAATACGTGCTATAACAACTCTGAAGGTTTCGCTAACCCGAACGGCTGCGCTGGTATAGCAGCATGCGACAAGAACACGACTTTGTCGGACCTTGTTCAAAACAATATCTGCCAAAGTGGGAGCTGTGTATCAGGGAATATCACAGGCTCATCAGCAATGTTCAACAACGCAGCAGGCAACGACTTTTCCCTCAAGTCTGGGACTAATGCGGCGGTTGATGCCTACAATCAGGTCGGTGGCATCACTACTGATATTACAGGCGGTGCACGCCCTGTCGGCTCCAAGTATGACGCAGGTGCCTATGAGCGAGGCTCTACAGGAGGTGGGGGTGGTGGCGGTGGAGGCGGCGGCGGACCAACCATCCACACCTTTTATGTTGCCAAAACGGGCAGTAGCGATAGTAATAATGGCGATGTGGGAACCCCTTTCCTTACGATCCAGCATTGCATCAATGCCCTCGCATCTCCAGGCGACAAATGCATTATCAATTCTGGTACGTATGCCGAAAATCTCACGATTGCTAGCAAATTTGGTAACGATGCCACCGACTCAGGTATTTACTCGCTTCTGGTAGCAGACAACGCCAATGTTATCGTGCGCCCCAACTCGGGGTTGCATGTTCTGACGATCACGGACAACTCGATCTATGTGCGCGTGAGCGGCAGCGGCGGCTATCTGCTGTTCGATGGCGCTCACGTAACGGGTGATAATGTCGTGGCCGAGGGGTATGAAGGCACGACCGGTAGTTCAGCAGACCATCTCATCTTGGAGAATTTTGAGGTTGCCAACGCAGCTCTAGGTGGCGGCGTTCATCTGCGGGCAGGGTCTAGCGACAATACACTATCGAGCCTCTATATCCATCACAATCGCACGGGTATAGGCGTAAGTGGTGTCAATAACACGATTTTTGACAACACGATTCAATCCAATACCCAAAACGGCCTCTATCTGTTCAATGAGGCCACATCATCACCCAGCAACGGCGTTTATTTCCGCAACCGGATTAGTAATAACGGGCAAAATGGTATTCTCATCGACGAGGGCTCGAACAACATTTTCTATAACAATCTCATCTATGCCAATACATTATCCGGTGTCAACCTCGTTGATTCAGGCGTGAGCACGCAACAACTCTACTACAACTCCATCGGCAACAATAGTCAGTGGGGCATATTCGTCGGCTCTGGCGTCACGTCTACTACTGTGTCTAATACCATCATGTACGGAAACAGCAGCGGGGCCATTACTGGCTCTGGCATTACGCAAGACCATAACCTGACGGCTAACCCGCTCTGGCTTAGCCCTTCGAGCGGCAACTTCGGCCTGGGTGCGCTCAGCCCAGCGCGTGACGCGGGTACGTGCGTTACGGGCTACTCCACGGATTTTACCGGTGGATATCGTCCCAAGCCGTCCGGCGGCGCATGCGACATCGGCGCGATTGAGGCACAGCCCGTTGTTGCACCTCCATCGCCTCTGGTCGTGCAGCATAAACGGCAATCCGCATCTACCGTGGTGGGTACGCAGTCGATTACTATCCCCGGTATAGGTACGCCATCAGCCGTATGTATCACGGTATCGTCGGCTACGTCCACCAATTCTACAGTAGCTCCGTTCCGCATATCGTATGGATGTGCTGACAACCAGGGGCACCAGTGGTACATCGGGGCAGCGAGCAAAGACGCCAGTGCCACTGTTGCTACACGCCGCGCCTCTGGCGACAATGCCATCATCCGCATGGAGAATGCCGCCGTTGATGCTACGACGCAGGGCATTGCGGCTGTGTCGAGATACGTGACAGACGGCATTGAGCTTAGTTGGTCGCAAGCCGCAGCCGCGCCGTATCAAATGATCGTCGATTTCTATGGCGGCACTGACATCAAAGCTACATTCGCTGGTGGCTTGATCATGAATACGACGACCGGCGGCACGACCCTCGTCAACAACGTGGGCTTTGAAGCCAACTTCCTCATCGCCGCGAGCGCATCGCTGCAAAGCACGCTGGGGCCACTGTCACAAACGAACTACCGGCAATCGCTCGGGTTCGCAGCGAATGACGGAGCCAACGTTACACAATCAGCCTATGGCGTCAGGTCTACGCTGGCCTCTAACCCCACAGACATCTATGGGGTTATCGATACTAGTAATGCCTGGACCGTGCCGACATCGGGGTGTTATAGCTATATCCTGAGAGCCTCAGTCGAGTCGTTTACCTCGCAGGGGTTCTCTGTGCGGTCTAATGTCGTGAGCCAGGACCACTCGCTCTATTTCCTCGCCTTTGACATGGCACCGACATCCACCCCTGAGATACAAATCATTGATACGCCAACGACGACAGGTCTTTCCAATCATGGCGGGTTCAGCTTTAAGCCCCTAGCCATCCGGGGCATTGGCGCATCGATGACCACGGCGAACGTGATCGACAATAGCAATGCGGGTGCGTATAGCCTGATGTTCAGCGATGCCTCCGGGACGAATACCACCGCATCATTCCTTGAAAAAGACGATGTATCCCCTACCGTTACGCGGTCGCGTGTGGCGGATCGCTTCTACGAGATACTCAACGATAGCGGGACTGTCATCGTCAGCGGGACGCTTAACGCCTACACAGACGATGGCTTTAGAGTGAACTATACGACCGTTGCACCGACAGTAAACAAGGTCATTATCGCGGGGTGGGGCACGCCGGTCATATCACCGACTGCGACTACCAGTCAATTTATCTGGAACCATATCCCCAACTAGAGGCACAGCGATGCAACGATATGCCTATATCACCCTCTGTATCGTGATGCTAGCCTGCACCGGACTGGCGCGTGCCTCTGATATTTATGTGGACCGAGACAACGCCTGCCCCGGCCTCGGCTCTGCATCCTCGCCGTTTTGCAGCATCCAAAACGCATTTAACCTCAGCACGTTAGGATGTGGTGACCATATCCGTATCATGTCCTCGACGGGTGAGTATTCCGGGCAAGCGACTCTCACGAAATCGGGATGCGACGGCAATCCCATTGTGATTGAACCGTCTCCGGGTCATGTGCCCATCCTATGCAACGGCAACCTGGGGAATTTTCAGGGGTCAATCAATCTCGCGAACAATAACAACGTCACCATCCAGGGGCTGACATTCGCTTGTACGGGCAAAACCACAAGCCATTTCGCGCTCTCGATGATCAATACGACGTCTGCGACCAATAGCCGAAACATCACCATTCAGGGCAACACGTTCACAAATTGGGGCACATCGAGCGGCCCCGTGAGCTATGAGAAATCGCGCGTCATCAACATCGATAACACCGCGAATCAGTGCGATAGCGGGCAGAATACCTGCCCTGATGAAAAATGGATTCGTAATGTCGTCATCAAGGACAATACGATCTACGGCTATATCGTAGAGGGCATTCGCGTTGCGGGTATCAAGGACGGCACGATTGAGAACAACGGCATTCAGAACGGCATATGTGCGGTAGGCAGCGATGGCAAGGCGACCGTGACAGGTATCCACGTCTCAGGCGAGTCAACCGGCATCACCATTCGGCAAAACGCCATCGAGTCGCTCGACGCGCAAACCTGCTCGGCGCTTGGCACGCTGAGCGGCATGTCAAATCATGGTATTTACATCGAAAACGGCGCAGAGAGTAATATTGCTGAATACAACTACATCAGCAATAAGCCTATCGTCGATGCAGTCGGCTATGAATTCACTGTGCTCGGTAACTCCGACGAAATAGACCGTGCCGCCATCTATAACGGCTCTCGCGCCTATGGCAACACCTACCGCTACAACGTCATCAATGGCTGGCCGCTTGGTTATCGCCTTGAGACATCAGGCAACGCCGGTAGCTTTACACATAACACCATCGTTGATGTCGCCACATGCATGCTACTCCACCAGGGCACGCCGCTCACCGCTCAGTACAACCTCTGCATGGTCGGCAATAGCGTCAACAACGGCAATGGCGCGGTGCACACGCGCAGTACATTTGGCGATGCGACAGGCGTAGACCGTAACATCTACTGGGTCGGCCCGTCTGTCACGCCAACCAATCGCGTGGGCGCGTGGAACAAATCGGGGCAAGCGAGCGATGCCGACTTTTCTACGCTCGATGCCTGGCGCGCTCTGTGCAACTGTGATGCGGGGTCACTCAATGAGGATTGGCGACCGCGTTTCTACTCAGGTGGTGACCTCACGCCTGACACGCTCTCTAATGCCCGCATTCTGGCTACCGACGGCACGACGATAGGCGCGCTTCATCTCAGCGCATGTAGTACGGATCGCATCGGCTCGACCTATGGAACTAGCGTGACGACGACCTGTGACCCGCCGACGATACCTCCCGCTCCTAGTAATGTTGTCGCTATGGCAGGTAACGGCCAGGTCGCTCTGTCGTGGGACAGCGTCGCAGGCGCAACATTTTACCGTGTCAAGCGCGGTACCGTCTCGGGTGGCCCTTACACCGAGATTGCACAGCCCTCGATCAACCAGTATACCAATAGCTCTGTCACCAACGGCACGACCTATTACTACGTCATCATCACTGTACGCAATGGCGCAGAAAGTGTTGTTTCTTCTCAAGTTAGCGCGATGCCAGAGATCCAGTCGAACCTGCCCGTAGCACCTCAAACCGTCACCGCATCGGCAAGTGGCGGCGTGATTACGATTGGATGGTCAGAAGTAGGCGACTCGACGAGTTATCATGTCAAGCGGGGCACGATCCAGGGCGGCCCATACACTGAGATTGCTAGAGTTGGCGGGACATTATATAATGATTATGATGTATCAAATGATATAACATACTATTATGTTATATCATCTGATAACGGTGCTGAGAGTACGAACTCGTCTGAAGTCTCAGCGATGCCAGTTGTAGTTTCGCAGCCATCGGTTGCACTCGATGCCCCTCATGACGGTGCGATGTTTAATGATGTTGAGGATATACCTATCACGGTCACAGCTACCGGCGATATTGTCGGAGTGACATTTCTGATGGATGATGCGGATTACGGTGATGAGGATATCGACCCGCCGTATGCAATCGAATGGAATACCGAGTTTGTATCGAATGGCCCACACCGGTGGCAGGCAAGAGGCCGCACAAGCGGTGGTGAATATGTATATAGCAACACGTCAACGGTGCTAGTGAGTAAGGCATCAGGTGGTATGTCAAGCAGTCCAGGGACAGGGAAGTAGATGGCCGACTCATCATATACGAACCGCATTGTAGGGCATGGCGCAGAATCGCCTAAAGACCTGAGCAAGATGACGCACCCGCTCAATTGGCGCGTTCACCCCGAGACGCAGAAAGCTGTACTCAACGATGTCCTCCGCGATGTAGGGTGGGTACAGCAAGTCGTGGTGAACAAGACAACCAACCATCTCATTGATGGCCATCTCCGTGTGGCGCTTGCATTAGAGCAAAAAGCCAAAGAAGTCCCTGTCGTCTATGTGGAGTTGAGCGAAGAAGAAGAAAAGCTGATTCTATTGTCTCTTGACCCTATTACGGCTTTAGCAGAATCTAGCTCGGATCAATTAGAAAAATTACTAAAAGATTTCTCAACAAATAGTAGTTACATTCGAGAAACTTTAGACCAAGTTTATTTTTCTTCTGTAGACCCATTCATGGTAGCACGATTGAAAATTTCAGACTTGAAGAAGCATCCTAATAATTATAAAGAGCATCCTGATGACCAAATTGATCATATCATACATAGCATAAAGAAAAACGGATATTATAGAAATGTGATTGTCTCTAGAGACTATACGATACTAGCTGGGCACGGTGTTGTTGAGGCATCTAAGAAAATGGGTAAAAAATATGTTCCGGCTATTATACTCGACATCGATTCGCTAGATACTCGCGCTCTAAAAGTTCTTGTTAGTGATAATGAAATTTCTCATTATGCGATAGTAGATGATAGAAAATTGACTGAGATGCTTAAATCTATTCTCGGCAATGATGCTGATGGGCTTATTGGCTCTGGATTCAATGAAGAGCAATTGAGTGCACTACTTATGGTGACTAGGCCAGAGAGTGAAATTAGAGATAAGAATGAAGCGGCTGAGTGGATGGGGATGCCAGACTATGATACAGGCGAAGAATACTTCAAAATAATCATGAATTTTAATAATGAGTCAGACAGAGAAAGATTTGTAGAAGAAAATGGCATTATAATAGATTACAAATCTTCTAAGACCTGGAGTACGAGGTGGCCTTATACTGAAAGAGAAGATATAGCTTCTTTAAGATTCAATGAGTAAAAAATGACTAAATATCCTATTTATATAGTATCGAAAGGGAGGTATGAGAAACCTCTGACTGCTAATTTTTTAGAAAAAGACAATGTGCCGTTCTACATTGTAGTAGAGCCGCAAGAAGAGCATTTGTATAGAAAATCTATATCTAAACATCATATCTTGACATTGCCATTTAGTAACTTAGGATTGGGTTCAATACCTGCTAGAAATTGGATTTGGGAGCATTCAAAAGATTCAGGACATGATAGGCATTGGATTCTAGATGACAACATTAGGAGGATTCGGAGAAGATACAAAACAAGGAGAATAGAATGTGCATCAGGGCCTGCATTCTCAGCTATAGAAGAGTTTGTAGATCGATATGAGAATATTGGCATAGCGGGAATGAATTATACGTTTTTCGCAAAAGATAAAACTAGCATTAACGCATTTACTTTAAATGTCCACGTCTATTCATGTTTATTGATATTAAATAATATGAGTGTAAGATGGAGAGGGCGATACAACGAAGATACAGATTTGTGTCTTCAAGTCTTATCTATGGGATTATGTACAATACTAACGAATATCTTTCTCATAGACAAAATGACGACGATGACGATGAAAGGAGGCAATATGACAGAACTATATCAAGGTGACGGTAGGCTCAGAATGGCACGTAGCCTTGAGAGAGAGTGGCCGTATGTCGTTGAGACGAAGCGTAGGTTCAAGCGTCCGCAACATGTTATTCGGTATACTTGGGGTCACTTTGACACGCCTCTCATTAGGCGAAAAGATATCGATTGGGCGTCACTAGAGAATTCAAAAAATGAATTCGGGATGCATCTCGTCCAAGCTAAGCCTGAGATCAAGAGCCAAGCTGTGAAAAATCTTCTCGTTGAGTCGCTCTCTGAGTCAGCGCAGAATAAAAAATCTGACTTTGCGCAAGGTCAGGTCGAGTGAGATTGCTGGTTTCGTATTTATCATTTTGTTATCTATGCGCGCATGAGAGTTATTTATGGCTGGCAGCAAACCAAAATTTCAGCCAGAGCAAGTCGCTCAGGCATTGATAGAGATGAAGGGCGGCGTTTATCATGCTGCTGAGCGGTTAGGCTGTTCAGCGCAGATGATTTACGATTACCGAGATAGATACCCTATCGTGGCTGATGCGCTTAAAGCCGAGCGTGGGAAGTTTATCGATGTTGCAGAATTAGCCCTGTATAACGCGGTCATGCGCGGAGAGGGGTGGGCTGTCTCGCTCACGCTCAAAACGATAGGCCGCGACCGAGGCTATGTCGAGCGTTCCGAGGTTGATATGACTGTATCAGGCCAGGGGTTGGCCGGGCTATTGGATTATGACCGCAGCAAGCAAAAAGACGAAAAAGACTAGCGAGGCTTATCCAGCTGGCTTTGCCGAGCAATACGAAGCGTACAAGACGCTTCGTCGCTTGTGGCATGGCGACCCTGAGCGGTATTGTCGGCAACGTCTCGGTCTCAACCCAACATGGCAGCAACGACAGATACTCGATGCTATCACGCCTCCAGGTGCAAAAGTCAGCGTCCGCTCTGGCCATAACATCGGGAAAGATGCGATTGCAGCGGGTATCATCCTCTGGCACATCGAGACGCGAGATTTCTCTCGGTGTGCGTGTACAGCGCCGTCAGGGCATCAGCTCCATGACATTCTCTGGGGTGAACTGGCTAAGTGGCGTCGTCGATCACGTGATCTATCACGACAGAGAGGCGACCACGAGCGATTGTGGGTCACCAACATGTTTGAGTTGACGCATGATCGTCTCTACGATTTGGGCGCACCGAGAGAATGGTATGCGGTTGCTCGTACAGCACGAAAAGAGAACCCTGAAGCGTTGCAAGGCCTTCATGCGTCTGAGGTTGAAGTTAGTGAATCAGGTGATGCCCTAGTAGGTGATGAGAGTGAGTTTACGGCTGAGTTGCTGTTTATCCTCGACGAAAGCTCGGGTATCCCTGACACGATCTATGAGGCGGCAGAAGGTGCGCTAGCATCGCCTAACTCTCGCGTTCTGATGATCGGCAACCCGACGCGCAACCGTGGGTTTTTCGCCGCGAGTCATAAAGAGCACCGAGCAGAATATACAGCACTGCATTTTAGGTCTCAGGATTCGCCGCTCAGTGCGCCCGGCTACCGTGATGGGTTAGTCCGCAAGTACGGCGAGTCGTCTAATATCGTTCGTGTTCGTGCTGACGGCGAGTTTCCCAATGCCGACGACGACAGCTTTATTTCGATTGAGTATGTTGAGCTAGCCTTACACCGCGAGATTGGCGACTATAAGCCTCGTGGCAAACGCCGTATGGGGATTGACGTGGCTAGGTTTGGCGACGACCGCATCACGTATGTCTGCCGTCACGGGAGACTCGTCTCTCATGCCGAAGTTGATGCTAAGCAAGAGACAATGATCACAGTCGGCAAGGCTATTATCCACGCACGCGCTTGGGACGTAGATGAGATATTCGTTGATGTGGTGGGGCTTGGGGCTGGCGTCTACGACAGGCTGAAAGAGATACGTGCACAGAGCAAGCTAGGGTTAATCCCGCCACAGGACCAGCTCCATGCTGAAGTTTACGCTGTGAATGTAACAGAGTCTGTGCCTGATTGGGTAGATCAGAAGGCTGATGCTGTGGGTCAATCATTGCGCGATTATCTCTGGATTCAGATGATGCAATGGCTCCGAGATGAAGAGCCGATATTTGCAGGCCCACCCGATCATATGGATACGCTAAGCGGCGAGCTATCTAGTATCAAATTGGCTGGTATTGATAGCAACGGGCGGCTCGTCATCGAGAGCAAGAAAGCAATGAAGGGTCGGCTAAAAGACAATGAACTTGAGGCGGGTTCGCCGGACTTAGCCGATGGACTTGGGTTGACATTTGCGCCTGTTCGCCAGGCTCTCCAGTGGGACATACTCTAATGCCGCTCCTCACTAGACTCCAATCCGCCTTTACTGCCTTTATGAGCACTGAGCCTGATGCGGTGCAAACTCGTGCCGCAGACCTATCCGCCTCTAATTTCGGCGCTGTCGTGCCCGGCCTGTCGAACCGTACCTCTCCGCCCCGTGGTGCCACTGAATTCCTTAAAGGGTACAGCAATATCCCATGGCTACGCGCCACCACAGACATGATTGCCAGCAACGTCGCGGCTGTCCCGTGGCGTGTCTATGCCGTGCAGGCCCCTCGTGGGCGTCGGCCTGGACCTTATCGGCCTAAGTTCGTTGCTCCTCCACGCGATATGCTCAGTACAGGATTCGAGTCGCGTTGCAAATCTCTGGACACGATGCGTATACGGGGTCAATTGGTTGAGATACAAGAGCATCCCGTACTTACCCTGCTACATGCGCCTAGTGCCTATTTCATGGGCAGCACGTTGCGTAAGCTGACTCAGATTTACCTGGACATTCTCGGCGAGGCGTACTGGCTCCTAGAACGTGGGACAGGTAACATCCCTGTATCTGCCGTTCCCATTCCGCCAACGTGGATTGTGTCCATTCCGCATACAGGGCAACCGGGTTACGAAGTCAGCTTCCAGGGCTGGCAAGGGGTGATCCCTGAGACGGAGGTGTTGCGCTTTGTATCGCCCGACCCGCTCAACCCATTCGCCCGCGGTAGCGGCATCGTTAAGTCGCTAGGCGATGAGTTTGACGCAGACGAGTATAGCAGCAAGTATCTCAAATCATACTACCTCAATGGTGCGTTATCTCCTACGATTATCTCACCGACTACTGATAGCCCAGCGAATGCCGATGATCTTACCCGTCTCAAGCAGAAGTGGATAAATGAACTGCAAGGATATATGCGGGCATTCAAAATGTGGTTTAGCACGCGCTCGCTTGAGGTTCATCAACTCGCTACCAGCTTTGAGAGCCAGCAATTTGTTGAGCTCCGCGACAGCCTACGTGACCGGGTTGTCCAAGTGCTCGGTATCCCCCCTGAGCAACTCGGTATTCTAGACGCCAGCAACAAGGCCACCATCATCGCGTCCAAGACTCTGTTCGCCACTAATAACGTCATCCCGAGACTTGAGCATCTCCGTGAGGTGCTCCAATACCGTCTCATGCCTCAGTATGACGCACGCCTGGTTATCGATTACGATTCGCCTATCCCTGAGGATAAAGAAGAGAAGCTAGCCGCAGCGCAAGCGGCCCCGTGGGCGCTCAGTGTCAACGAATGGCGAGAACTTCAGGGCTATGACGCAGACCCGAAGGCCACGGGCTACGTGGTGCAGAGTGGGCTGGTCTATGTCGATAGCCTGACAGACCTGGAATACGAGGAGCCGGCGCCTACCAATGTGCCTGGCATGGATGGCAACGGTGGCGATGCGAGTGGTAACGGCAATGGCCAGGGCGGCAATGGCCCGCAACAACCCCAAGCCGACCCGCAGAATGATCCCGCTATCGAAGATGACCCGGTAGAGAGGCAATCCACGGCTAAGCAAATCGTATCTAAAGTACGTCATGTTGACGCGATTGACCCCGATGAGTTTTACCTCATGGTGCACCGGGTATCTGACCGTCTTGAGCCAGGGCTGAGACGTGAGCTACTCGCCGCATTCGATGATGCGAAACGCGGTATCGACATGCAACGCCTAGAGATTGCCCTACGTTCAGCACAGCAGGCAGCGGCAGGGGATGCGGTCCCCTGGGGTGCGCTAGAGGCGGCGCTAGGGGCCATCCTGGGCGCAGCAATCGCCAATGCCATGCGTGATGGCGGGCAGGGCGCAGCGAGGGAACTCAGCGACCGTGTTGGCTCACCGCTCTCGTTCGACGAAACCATCGCGTTCCTGGCTGACTACGCAAGACGCAATGCCGCCGCGCTAGTGACGCACATCAGCGAATCTAGCCGCGCTACAGTACGCGAGATCATCGCAGATGGGATCGCGCAGAGCCTCGATGCGAGCGAGATTGCGGCGCAAGTGCAGGCACACATCGGCCTCCTGCCACAGCAACGGCTACAGGTCGAGAAGTTCCGTGCTAAGCTGGCCGAGAATGGTAGGCCGGATGGCGAGATCGAGCGACGGGCGCAGACCTATGCGGACTCGCTGCTCTATCGGCGGGCTGAGACGATTGCGCGACACGAGATGTATACCGCAGCGAACGAGGGCCAGCGGATGCTGTGGACGCAGGCGGTTGATTCTGGGTCGATTGATAAGAATAGAGCGCGTCGCTTTCTGGTGGTTACGCCCGACGAGCGGCTAGAGGCGTTCTGCGAGGAGACAGCGGCGATGAATGCCGACGGGGTTCCGTGGGGCGAGAAATTCCAGACGCCTGACGGACCGATGGAGGGCGCACCACTGCATGTGCTGTGCCGGTGCGGAGAGAGTATCAAGTATGACTAGGAGGCAACCGTGGCCCAAGAAGCCATTCAGGCCATTAATCAGCGCATTGACCGGATATATGAACGCGTCGCCGATTTGCAGCGACGCGACAATCTCAGCGTAGAAGACGAGAAAGAGATTGCGGGGTTGCGATTGAGCCTGAAGCGGCTACAGAAGCAGGAAGGCGACTTGATCAGGGCGCGATTGGCTAGCCCGTTCAATGAGACGATACAGCGCGGAGTTGAGATTATGCGATTAGGAGGCAATCGTGACTCAAGATGATTTTTACCGTGAGCATTGGTGGCTAGAAAAAGAAGCAGTGATATATTATATGTACCAAGGCTACACATTTACTCATGAGCAGAATAGAAATTATGATGACCTAGCCGATATTTGGTTTATAGAACATCCAGAAGATAAGTCTATGCACGAGTGTTTGCAGACTACTAGCCACATCGACCAATACCTAACAGCCTGACGAGTGCAATATGCTGCAAGTCTTCTACGATGGCAAAGAGATACCCCTGTCGCCCCGCATGCTCGACATTATGCTGTTGCTCTCACACTGCGATGGCGAGCTAGAGCGAAGGCCCGTGGGGCGGTTCGTCATCTATTTCAACGAGTCACGATCTAAAATAGAAATGAGCGAGTGGGTGTGCGCCAAGACGTCATCCACCCACGTCGCATTGTCTACGCGCCACGCTTCGAGGTAGGCTCTGCGTGGCCTGCCTCGTCCCACTCCTGGTCCATGCCGCAGAGATAGTCCAACGTCACCCCGAGGATGCGAGCTAACCGTTTAGCCGTAGGCACCGAGGGGTAGTCTCTACTATGAGCCTCTAGCCGCTGAACGATGCCCTTAGATATGCCCGCTGATGCCTCCAGTCCCCGCCCGCTCAGCCCCTTGGATTCCCTCAACCGACGCAATCTGTCACCGAATGATTCCATATTACCTCCTTTAATATTATTATATATAGTGTAATATAGCCGAATAAAAAAATTGGCGCAATGACATTTTTCACCACCCAAAGCGTTGACATATGTCACCACTCGTAGTATATTAATGATTAGAGGATGAGAACAGCAACAAGAACTAACTGAAGGGTGATAGACATGAGTAAGGCATTCTACTTGGTGACCACGTATCCCAAAGGCGCTCCTTCTTGGGGTATTGATTATGGCCAGACTTCGACTCTTAAGAAAGCGCGCGCTTGGGCTAAGACTATCGCTGCTTCTGGGATTCGATCTGAAATTTACCGTCGGACTTCTCAGTATGGTGTTCTGACTCTGGTAGCTGAATACGCGTCCACGGACGCAGACCCACAAGCGACGCAACTGACTGCGCCTTACTTAGTCTGCATTTGGGACGGCAAAAATTTTGTGGATTCATTCTGGGATGTGGATTCTGACTCAGCTATTAAGAACGCTGAGTCTTGGCTCAACTATCATAGTAAAGCAACTATTCAGCACGTAACAGGGACGCACCGCACGGAAACACAAGTACTCATCCGCGTCAAACCACAGACGACTCAGGTAGCTTCTAAATCCCACGCATCTCAGATGTTTTTGTTCCCTGTGGCAAGCAAAGCTGATATGTTTCACCGCGCTCATCAGATCGCCAAAGAAATTCGAGATGCTTGTGACTCTTATCGGGCAGCCTTTGCCTTAGCTCTGCGCGAAGTGTACGCTCAGATGCGCGAATCACAGTTGCAAGCAGCTTAGTAATTAGAATAACGAAGAGACAACAGATATGAGAAAGATTAACCGACGTTGGGCTGGAACGCTTACTTCTCTTAATGTAGAACAAGTTGCAGATGTTGCCCTGAATTTGCTAGGTCGTAAAATATATAAAGTAGTTGAATTTGATGGCTGTCAAAAATCTATGTGCCAAGGCCATGATGGAGAAAATATAAAAGACCATGATATTTCCGTTCTATGGAAAGTATGTGCACAACAAGCAGAGATAGTGCTATGTGGATGGGTCAAAACGTTTGCTTTTACGACACAAGCAACATCTGACAGACTCGAATCTGATTTACTAAATCCATTCATCGTTTTTGACGATGACAGAATGTTGATTATGCAGAAAATAGATGGAGTTGAACGGAATTGGGTTTTTGTTGTTGAGCACGAAGGGTAAAACGTATATGACTGAGACATACAGAGTCTGGCTAGGGTTGTGTATGATGGGAGAGGGAGAGACAGAAGAGGATGCCATCATGAATGCAATCGAGGAGTATGAGAGGCAAGACTTTGATAACGCGATGACTAGAGATGAGATTAGAAGAGTTCTCGACTTAGAAATTATTGGCACAGATGAGGAGTAATAACGATGGCCTTGCATCATAATGTTCATCCAACTACGTCGAAAAAACTCAGAGCTGCATTAGGCCAAAAATCTGACCGCATCTATGGGCAGCATCGCTCCGGTGATTTACTCAGAGGCGTAATGCCGAGTGATTCGACGTTGAGACGGTGGGAAACCAGAGGCTATATCAAGCGCACAGGCGCGGGATACGTCTTGACACAACAGGGATATGAGGAAGCACTGTAGCCAAAATAGCACTCGCCATTAGCTCTCGGCATTGTGCCAATATCCAATGCCGAGATGATTCACATGGATATTTATCCTATTTGTGGACAAACGCTTAGCCTTTATATATATTTATAGCAGAATAATCTAATATCCCCCGCGCTTGGTTCGGTTGAGACGGCGCGATACTCTATCACAGGGTATTGCTATGTCCAACCGATTTCGTTATATCCCCCTCGATGAATGGAAGCAAAAGGCGATTCAGGGCGAATCTAGCCCTGATGATCTATTGCTCCGCAAATCTTTTGCCGGTGCGACCTCGAAGACGTTTGCGGAGGAAACCCGGCGCATTCAGTTTACGCTCTCTACCCCATCCGTAGACCGCGACAGAGATACAATTGACCAACAGGGCTGGGATATTACCGAGTACCGGCAGTGTCCTGTCGTGCTCTGGGGCCATATCTACGGCGAGCCGTCTATTGGCAAGTCCGTAGAACTCCACCAAGCCCCGAATCGTCTCAGCTCCATTGACGAGTTTGCCACACGAGACGTCTATCCATTCGCTGACACCATCTACCAACTCGTCAAAGGCGGTTTCCTCAACGCGGTCTCTGTCGGATTCGCCCCGCGCACGTATGTCATCAACAACGAGCGCAACGGCGTTGACTTCACTTCGCAACTCTTGCTCGAACACTCCGTAGTCTCCGTCCCATCTAACCCCGAAGCCCTAGTCGAGGCCCGGTCTGCACTCGGTGCGGACACGATTGCGCCCTATGTGGCGTGGTGTGAGCGCGTGCTAGACGAATGGCACGGCGAGGCGGGTATCTGGGTACCCAAGAGCAAGGTAGAGGCCGCACATAAGGCCGCGGCTGATCACAAAACATATTCGCTTGGTAATCCTGGGCTAGCCTCAACAGGTTCCTCAGAAGTCTCCCTAACTCTTGTTGCTGACATGTCTGACATTAGAGCAGACATTAATGATCATATCAAGAGACTTGAGGCTGAGGCTTCTACTGAGCCAGTCAATGAGGCGCATCGCACGCTACACGTTCCAGGCGACGTATCCGCTCGCACGGCCCCGATGTCCGCCGAATGGAAATCCCCGCAACTTGCAGACTTCGCAGGCGCAGACACCCCGTTCCACACCCTCTCTACGCGCGAGACAAAGCGCATTGCTGGCCATTTCGCTGTGGCTAAGCACATGCCGCCCCGCTCCTACGATGACCTCCTGCTCCCACACCATAACAGCCATGACGGCAGTGTGTCATGGCGCGGCGTCGCAAGTGCTGCATCGAAGCTGCCGCTCATCGTTGTTGCCTCCGACGATGCTGATGCAGCACTTGCACATTTAGCCAGCCACTACCAGGCATTTGGCCGTTCTGCGCCCTGGCAACGCGACCCTGACGCCTGGGAAGCCTATGCCAAATTCGTTCGCGCCATTGGCAAAGACGACGTGCGAGATGCGGACTTGGTCAACCTGCTAGAGATGGCGGGATTCTTCGAAGAAGCCGAGTCGCTGAAGCCTGAGAAGGCCGAGCAGGCTGAGCTAGTGGAAGTGGTACAAGGCGAGGTCATCGACATTGATGAAGTGGTGCAGTTTAACCAGTGGTTCACAGGGCTGATTGAAGAGCCTGAGGTTAAAGAGCCTGATCCTGAGCCGGATGATGATTGGATGAAGAGCATGGTCGCGTTAGTCAGTGATGTTGTCCGTGAGGAGACTGACAAGCTGCTGACCGAGGAAGTACTGAGGACGTACGGACGTCTGCCCCGCTAACCCTTACCTACTAAGGAAATTGAGATGGTAGCAGCTACCCTCACAAAAGACAACGAAGTCCGCATGATTGGCATGCTCAAGGACATCTGCGGTCCGATCATTGCCGAGACCATTGAAGCGCATATGGCTCCCATGCGCGAGCAATATGACAAATTCCTTGCTGGCAAAAACATCATTACCTCCGAGGTTCCACAAGACGGCGTGGCGAGTGCCCTGGCTCACGTCAACGCGCTTGTGCGCCAGGCGGGCGGCGCTGTGTCGGCCCCGCCTCATCAGCTCGCCAAAGTGGATCAGGTGACGCGCATGATTCGTGCCATCGCAGCGGGCAAGGGCATTGTCTCTGCCGCGACCGATTGGTACTACAAGAACTATGGCGATGACCCCATCTGCAAGGCCCTCGCCGCTACGGATGCCACGGCGGGCGGGTTCCTCGTGCCGGAAGAGATGGCCACCAGCGTTATCGAATTGCTGCGCCCCATGTCGGCCATCCGCCAGCTAAATCCCATCACCATGTCGATGACGAGCGGCACGTTCCTTCTGCCCAAGCTTACGGCAGGCAGCGCGGCTGGATACATCGGTGAGAACCAGAATGCCCCGGCAACTCAGCCTGTGTTTGGCCAGGTGCAGATGGTGGCGAAGAAATTGGCTGCTATCGTGCCTGTCTCCAACGACATGATTCGGCGCACGGCTGGCGACACCAATACGATGATCCGCGATGACCTCGTGGCCGCGATTGCCCAACGTTCCGATCTCGCATTTATTCGCGGTGATGGTACGGCGGGAAGCCCAAAAGGTCTGAAGTTTTGGACACCATCGGCCAATGCCATCGCCTGCAATGCCTCTCCCGTGACTGAGAACGTCATCAATGACCTCGGTCGTCTGATCACGCTGCTCATGCAATCCAACGTTCGCATGATTCGCCCCAGTTGGGTGATGGCCCCGCGTACCCAGATCGCTCTCATGACCGCGCTTGACGCCAACAGCAACTATGTCTTCCGGCAAGAGATGCTCGGCGGAACGCTGTGGGGATGGCCCTTTGCCACGACCACGCAAATCCCGATTGACTTGACGGTAACGGGTTCGGCTGAAAGCGAGCTGTACCTGGCTGATTTCGCTGACGTGGTGATTGGCGAGACGACCTCTCTGATGCTGTCTGCCTCTGACACCGCTGCGTACCATGACGGCTCTGGCGTGGTGTCTGCCTTCTCGCTGGATCAGAACGTGGTTCGCGCTATTGTCGAGCATGACATGGTTGTGCGACATGCCGAGTCCATCGCCTATCTCAAGGACGTGGACTGGGTAACGGTAACGACGTAATAGCCCCCAATACGGTAACACTTGGGTACAATTACATTTAGGAGAACTGAAATGGTGCCACAAGATATTGGGGCCTATATCTCGTCTGAGTTGGCGCTGATCCCTGCCACAATTACAGCAGGTGCAGGCAATGATGGCGTGGAAGTGAATGGCCCCGCTTGTAATTTGCTTGGGCTGGCCACGCATCCTCAAAGCGTCCAGTTGATCATTGGCTATCGTGCCGTGCTCGCCTCGTCTGAGACGCTGACGATTACAGCAAACCTCCAGGACGACACAGCGAGCGCGTTCAATGGCACGCCTGCCGACCTGTCGCCCGCCTATGCTGCGACCGTGGTGGAGACGGGTGCCGGGACGATCTACAACACTGTGCATCTTGACGTGCCGCTGACGATGGCACGCCAGTATATCCGTGCACAGGTGACAGCGAACCTGAGCGCGAGTGGCACGGACACGGTCGCGATTTGCGGCATCTTCGTGTTTGGTGGTGTGGACACTTACCCCGCTTAACCCATTGCAGGGGCAATATAGAGGATAACGATGATGGGTCCGCATGATATTGGTGCTTACATTGCCTCTGCAATCGCCTTAACGCCTGCATCGCTAGTAGCGGGTGCGGGCGATGACGGTGAAGAGGTCAACGGGCCTACGATTGACCGACTCGCTCTCGGCAGTATCTATCTAAGCTGCAAAGTGGTCATCACGTACTCGGCTGTGTTAGCGGCTGATGAGACGCTAACGATTACGGCAAACGTTCAGGACGACACGGCAGACGATTTCAGCGACGCACCCGCCGACTTGTCGCCTGCCTATCCTGAGACGGTTGTAGGTACGGGTGACGATACGATCTCAGGAATGATCACGCTGGATATCCCCCTCGACATGGCTCGGCAGTATATCAGGCTGCAATGCACGGCTGATCTGAGCGCAGCGGATACCGACACGGCAGTAGTCTCTGCTGTGTTTGTGTTCGGCGGCGGCCAGATTTACCCTGCAACATAGGAGGCTAACTCATGGCAGAAGATGTAGTTGTCCGGTTTATTTGCGGTTACCCGCCTTACAATACGCAAGATAGAATTACTTGCGATCCTGAGAAAGCCAACTATCTCGTGTATGTAAAAAAGGTCGCGGTGATGGACGACGAGATGCCCGAGGCGAAAGCGATGGACGCCCCGCCTATGGATAAGATGATGGATGCGGCCCCCGTTGCCAAAGAGCCCGTGGTAGTCGAGGATGGCGATGAGGAGTTTCCCGTACCTGTCGTTGACCCTGACGCGCCCGCGCAGTATACGAAGCAGCAACGACCCAACCCCGCATGGTGGGACGTTGTTGATGCTGAGGGCAACGTGGTCAATCCGCATGCCATTCGTGAGGCCGACGCAGATGAGTTGATCAAACAGCTCATGCAGGGTGAGTAATGGCGATCAGCATTGTTACCCCGGCATCAGTGAACGACACGCGGCTCATTGAGGTTCAGGATTTGCCTGAGTCTTTTCTGAGCCAGGCTAATGTCGTGACGGATGAGGCGCATATGATCGACGTCATTACGTCAGTCAGTGCCAGTATCCGTCAGTATCTCGGGTACCATCTGATTTCTCAGGTGTACCGTGAGACAGTGCCGGGTTATGGCAATGTGCATCTACTGCTAGGGTGCCAGCGTGTAGGAGGCGCTTACCCTGGAGTCCCCATCACGGCTGTATCGCTCGTCGAGGATATACTCAACCCCGACGACCCCGAGACGCTGACTGACTACGAGATTGCAGACGCGATGGCGGGCATTCTGTACCGCCAGACGGGGTGGTGCTGGTCCACGCAGTACGGGCAGACGCTGGAGCGATACCCCATGCCGGGATCAGAGCGGCCACGGTACCGTGTGACGTATACGGCTGGGTACACTACGGGACAGACCGGTACGCTACCGGCTGACATTAGGCAGGCAGCGATTGAGTCGGTCATGCACCGATACAACAACGAGCAGCGCAACCAAACGGTGACGCAACGTCGCATTGGCTCGCTATCGATCAGCTATGGCTCAAGCAGCACGCAGGGTGGTGGCGGGCTGTGCGAGAGTTCATTAAACTATTTATGGCCATACAAACGCAGTATTGAGGCAGTATAGGCATTCAGGAGGCAAATATGTACGCAGTGCAGATGTTTGTATGCGAGGCATGCGCTGAGCCTTTCCGCAATAAGGATATGGCCGAAATCTGCGAATCATCACATGCAAAAATTCGCTTATCTATCCCTAGATATGGGAAACTCCTTCGCTATCCAGAATCGATATCTTTGCATTTCGATGGTAGTATGATGAGCTATGAATATAAGCTGCAAGGAATAGACGAAGACCTCAATCGTCAGCTTTTCAAGGAGGCATGGGACAAGGGGATAGCAAAACTAGACTTGCGTAGTGAAATCATGGGGGATATGTCCAATCAGATGGCGCAATGTCAAAACGAGACTGAAGCAGCGTAGATGCCCTTAGACCCTGAGTCGAAGTAGCTAACGAATTCAGGAGGCAAATATGAGCAATTTCTGGGACGGTTTCACAAAAGAAGAAATAGACAATTTCCATGATATTATGTCTCGCCCGTTAGGTGTTGTCAATAAGGTAGAAGGAGACGCATTCTATTCTAGGATAAACCTATCTGGGAATAAAGAAGACGAAGATAAGATTGAAGAGTTTTCCATCGAAAAGCATGTAAAGCCAGATGAAAGACAATATGTCTGCATAGGGCAGGGATTTACATTCCATGATGGCTATGCTGATTTTAACCTTGGCCCGGTGTTTGGCAATGTCGCATCGTGTTTGACCGTTGGCAGAACAGATGAGAAGATAGAAATGTTGGGTTCGTGGCCTTCTTAACCCTGGAATGAGAAGTAACTAGCATGCCCCTAGACCCTGAGTTTCGCAGCCTCCTCATCCATCGCGTATCCATCGCGCCGTTCGCCTCACTGGACGACTACGGCACGCCGACCTATGGCACAGCCGTATCAGTCGCGGCGCGAGTAGAGCATCAGATACGCATCATCAGGGACGTGACAGGGCGCGATGTAACGTCTATGGCGTTAGTGATACTCGATAGCACGTCGACGATACGGTATGACTCGCGGCTCACCATGCCGGACGGCACTACGCCACCGATATTGCGGCTAGAGCTTATGTACGACGAGACGTCGCCGCATCATTGGGAAATCAGGGTTTAGGAGGTAAATATGCCATTTGAACTACGCGGCCTAAGCCAAGTCATAGAGAATCTATACGCCCTCGACGCGCAGCAACAATCTGCCTCACGGTTCTATGCGCAAGACGCCATGCGAAGGCTCTATCAGGCATCGCGTGAAGCGGCTCCCTACGGCGCACTGCACGGCACGACCTCATCGCGTGGCGCATCAGGCACTGTGCAGCATCGCAAGGGCGAGCATCTACGCGACACGGCTTACATGGATGGGCCAAAGCGCACATCAAGCGGATGGCAGGCTACGGTAGGGTACACATCAGAGCACGCCCTCAGCACGCATGAGAACCAGCGCACGGGGCGCACGGGCGGCGTATCCCCCACGGGCATACCGTACCGCTATTATTCCGATGT